CAGATTTACATTCATGGCATATGGATGAGACTTATATCAAAGTGAAGGGGCGATGGACTTACCTGTATCGTGCAGTTGATCAACGTGGTCATACGATTGACTTTTACCTTTCCGCTAGACGGAACAGTAAATCAGCCTATTGTTTTTTAGGAAAGATCTTCAATACGGTGAAAAAATGGCAAATTCCACGGGTCATCAATACAGATAAAGCAGCGACCTATGGCCATGCTTTATCACGGTTAAAGCGAGAAGGAAAATGTCCAGTAGATATTGAGCACAGGCAGATTAAGTATAAAAATAATGTCATTGAATGTGATCATGGTAAGTTAAAGCGGATCATCAGGGCCACATTAGGATTCAAATCTATGAAGACGGCTTATGCCACAATTAAAGGTATTGAAGTCATGCGTGCACTACGTAAAGGACAAGCATCGTCATTTTATTATGGTCAGCCTCAAGGTGAAGTGTGTCTAATCAACAGGGTTTTCGGTCTCTAAGCACTTTTAAAAAGGAACTTCATCGACTCAAATCTCTATTTGCAACAGTGCCCCATTAAGTCTAAAAGATTGCCAACAAATCATTAAAGAAATGAATACCAAATATGGCTCTAATTCTCAAACCCTTCCTAAAGAGTTTGGAAATGAACGCATTGCTAAGGCTGCTAATTCAGCAGGTCACTTAGGAAATCGCCTCCCTCTCACTAGGAGACTTACTTGGTATTACGCAGCTTATTTAAGACTTTTAACTTTCTGGAGACTTATTTGTGGCCGTTCTACATCAGTTAAATAATCATCTTTGCTCATTGCGAAGATGGCAGGATATTTTAAAAGGGCTTCTGCTACTTGGATTAGCAGCAGCAGCTTTAGCTTCTGCATATTCATTCTACAAAGCCTTCTTCGAGTTAAAAGATTACCTCCTCTCTACCCTCTACTTTTTTATTGGGTTTGCCAATTTTTGCTATTTCCTGAAATACAGGAAATATAAAGTGAAGATTACATATCGATTTAATGTTTATTGCTAAGACATGGAAGAATATTTTGAATGTTCTTTTATTGGCGAAAACTTCGAAAAGTCACTGATAATGGCTTATGAAAAGGAATTGGAGGGAGTGAAGTATTCCTCCTTTGACAATGTAGTTTTAAACATTCTCGTTCAAAACAATAAAATTCCCTATAAAGGTGGAGCTGATGCAGTTTTTGTAAGGCGCAAGCTGAATGGTCTAAAACTGTTTAAGATGGATTAAAAGGCGTTCAATTGAACGCCTTTATTAATGCCCTGATCATACAGGGCTTTTTATGATTATGATTGAAGAAACAAAACGAGCTTTGTATTACCAACCAATGTACTTAAGAAAGCTTAAATCAAAAAGAGGATATTTCTTATGCTTAAATCTAAAGTAATAAGTTGGCAGCCTTAATTTATCAGTTCTTCGGGTAAGTCATGCCGCCTTTGCTTTTTCCAATCAACTTAACAATTAGCTGACTAAAATAACTTAACGTTTTGTTAATTAAGAAATGAATTGATTGGATATGAAAATTTTATTGATGAATGACTCAAGTGTGACAACTGTTAGAAAAACACATGAGGCTTTAAAAGGTAGAAAACTCATTGCAAGCGGCATGTTTTCAGGTGTCTTTGAAAGCGGAAATCCCAATACCGTTCTTAAATTGACTGCCTGTCCAGCCACTTATTACATGCTTAACGACGAAGCAATTAAGATTGATGACATTCACTCACCTAAATTAATCAAAAACTATGGCCAAGTTGGTGAATACCTGGTTGGCAAGAATGTGAAAGAAACAAACCTCACAAAACCAAATAAAAAATTAGTTCCATTATTTCTGTTCGAAGTAGAGCGCCTTGAGAAGATTTCAAAAGGTCCTAATCGCAGCCTTGCCTTAAACCTTACATATGAATTGCGCCGCCGTCTTGCAGGGTTAGAGCACGGTATAAGTGTTCGAGGTGCCACAGCTAAAATTCTCATTGAAATGGCAAATCAGCTTCCTCAACTGAAGGACGTTCCTACCCTCTTACCTTACTTCGAAAAGCTAAATAATTTCGTAGGCAGTTACGGTGATGCGTTTTATGACATCCATGCGGCAAATCTAATGCAACGTAGTGATGGAACCATTGTCTTTTCAGATCCAGTTGGCTCAATTGATATTTACACTTCCGGGCATGGCGAATTTAAACCGATCGTTAGCCTTTCGGACGTGAAGTGGACCGACGTCAAAGACCGACACCGTAAAGAGTTCCAAGCGCTTATTAATAAAATCAAACCCAATCAGAAAGCATTGAATGCCTAATTTTGATTGCAATAATAAGTAAGCACTTATTTATAATTAATGGGTATTACGTTATGATTATTGCTGAAAGTATTTTTAGCCGTATTGGCAATCTGCGCAAAGTTATGTCAGATCCTCAAATCGCCTGCCTTCTATCAGGAACCAAAGGTGTTGAGAGTGAGCATTACAAAGACTTGATTATCAAAGTCGATGACATCGTAGCCAAATGCCCTGTTACCTATCAAACAGACGGCCAAGGCGACAACGCAATATGCCAAATGCATTACTTCAAGGGAGATAGCGACGTTTACATCGTTGAATTAGACGTTGCTGGTCCACCTCATACTCAAGCATATGGAGTAATCAGACTTAATGGCGGTTATCCGGAGCTTGGATATATCGATTTAGATGAATTGATCAAATATGGGTTTGAGCTTGATTTGTATTACGCCCAACAGACAGTTGGCGAAGTTATGAGAAAACTTACCTATGAGTAAACACGACGATACCGTAAAAAAGCATTGGTTCATGGTTTGTTTTAAGGTCTATCACAGCGATAGATCGACAACTGAAGGCTTCAAAGCTTCTTTTTCTAAAGCTTGTCGGGAAATCAATTCCAAAGACATTGATGAAATTTGCAAATATCTTGCAGAAGACGTGACAAAAACCTGTAAGCGACCGGTAGTAGGTAAAAACATTATTATCACCAGCATGTTCCATATGGGTGAAATGACTGATGCTGAATTTTACGAAGGATATGAAGGAGAAAAATAATGGCGCGTTACTTTGACATGTTTAGCAAAGAGATTTCTAAGGAAGAATATGAAAAGTTACGTGCCCATTTTGAGGAAGTTTTTAGAAAGCATGCCGAAAACGAACCAGACACTTTGCCGCTAAACATGTTTTCGGTGCGCGAATTTCAAAATGAAAATCTATGTGTGCAATTAATATGGCTCGGTGAAATCAGCGATAAGATAGTTTCCAGCCACTACAAGTCACAATATCCTATCTTTAAAATTGCGATCTTAAATAAACGGAATGATGACCGATGGTATGAAGAACCTTTATCCAAGACGTACAACCGGCGGTCATCAGCCGATGCGGAATATGAAGATATCCTCTTGAAATACTCCAAATGTTATTACGATGAAGAAGGTAACTTTACCTATAGTGAGGACAATCTTTCCAAGTGCATTCATGAACAAATTACGGTCGAGGGACTAATAGAAGAACAACTACCTTCCATCACCTTCAAACCGAAAACCAACTTTGATTCAGTGTGGTAACACACTGAATCTTATTATTTTTATTTTCCTACAACATCGCCATCATTTCGCTTCTTATCCACACGGCGCTTAATAAACTACATACAGCAGCAAGAAAACTGCAATAACTTCAACTAATAAAGGTATGTAAGTATGAACGCAAAAGCTACTAATCAAGTAAAAGATGATGAATTACTTATATCTAATCTTTTTGATCAACTTGATATTGATGAATCAGAGCTCGACATGGCTTTAGAGCCAACAGCCGAATCTGCTGCTGTTCAAGATGAAAAGCTAGTCGATGAAGAGTTGCATGATGTTGAGTTATTGGACAACTTAAATAATGGCGCGTTTGACGATCTGATTAACGAGGAAGAACTTGATTTAAATCTTGAAGCAGAAGAAACAGAACAGCCAATTGTTCCAGAAAAGCAAAATAGCGCACCTCAGAAAGTGACAACAGAAAATAAAGCTGCAAAAGAGAAACCTAAATCTACACAGCAACGTGTGACACACTACAACTCCAAGAAGTCAGAAGTTCTCTTAGACCGTCTAGGTGGTAGTGCAGACATGATTCTTCTTGAAGCGAGTGATATTGATTTACCAAATGACAAGCTTAAAGAAAAACAAGAAAACCTGTTACGTATCCTGAACAACCAACCGACGGTAATTGGTACACGAGGTAATGTTGAGACAGTTCAAAAGAAAGTAGCTGAGAAGGTCATTATCTTGTTCACCTATTTCAAGAACGGTGGAAACTTAAATAAGGTCATGAGAATCGCATTTGAGACGATTATTACAGATGGTTATATTACAACTGGTAAAGGTGGCAATCTGTATAATAACTTGTTGAATGCACATTACTCAGAAGGTACAGCGCGAGCGCAGGCGGGACAGATGCTCCAAATGTTCCCCCTATTGAAAATTGCAACAAAAGAAGGAAATAAGCTAATTCCAAATGAGCAGTCGCTAATTTTAGCCAAGATGAAAGCTGATCTCTTTCCAAGTGAAAAGTAATAGAAAAAAGCGGTAAAAAGGGAGTGTCAAACTCCCTTTATTTTTGCCTATGTCAAAAACACTATTTTCCTGCTTCTAATTTGCGCGCTAATTACGTTAAAAAAATTTTTATAAAGAAACACTCACGCTGAAAATAAAATTAAATCTAGCGCTTTACAACGCAAAATAGCACTACTTATATATAAGCGCTTACTTATAAATATTGTTATACTCTTTTAAAAATATAAAACAATAGATAGAATCCATATTATTAGTTAGCGCTTACTATATATTTCCAGATAATTACATTTACTATTCACTCAACACTGGCTTTGTTGCACAAACCTAGCCTATAAGGTTTATTCAGTCCTATAATTTCAAAATGAATAAACCTACTCCTAAAACGAATTAGGTCGTCCTCATACCCAAGTTGTCACTTGAATTCTGTTCAAATGAGCAGAGTGTTATCTTTTAAATCTTTGTGCAACAAAGCCATTGGACATTAATTAATGCGTATATTGATGCTGAATATGACCAACTTTAACAAACCGCCTTTTTATTTATTTTGCTTATAAATATTTTTCTAAGCATCTATAATTTTGATATGGGCCTTAATTTAAATTATGATACTTGAACCTGTTAATCTTTTAAAATCCAAATAAAACCTTGTATATCAATATTATTGATATGCATTTAGTGCGACAAATTTTGTCTTTCTATTTCCAATTTTGCTGAAAAAACTTTAATTTTCGGTAAACTAGTCATGTTTTATTCATTTCATCGGACATGCATAACAATGACCCAAGTACAACTGCAACAATTACAAAAACAACTTTGGAATATTGCCAATACTTTGCGCGGCACCATGGGCGCCGATGAATTCCGTGATTACATACTGGGCTTTATTTTCTTTAAATATTTATCAGAAAAATCGGTTAATTTTGCTAATGAATTGCTGGATGGCGAAGAAGTCAGCTTTTTAGAATTAGATGAAAATAATGCTGAGCATGTGCCGTACATCGAAGAAATTAAAAAGAATGCCATTGCCGAAGTCGGTTATGCGCTCACACCCAAACAGCTATTCCATACCTTAGCCGAGCGTGGTCGTCAGGGCGAATTCATTCTGGATGATTTAACGGCAACCTTAAAATCAATTGAACAAAGCACGTTAGGCACCGACTCTGCCGATGACTTTGCCAACCTGTTTGAAGATTTGGATCTAAACTCGACCAAGCTTGGCAATAATGCCAGTGACCGTAATGCACTGGTGGCGAAAGTCCTGAGTCATTTAGATGACATTGATTTTGATATTTCCAATACCGAAGCCGATGTACTGGGGGATGCTTACGAATACCTGATTGGTGAGTTTGCCTCAGGCGCGGGCAAAAAAGCGGGGGAATTCTATACCCCGCAAACGGTATCGACTCTACTGGCGAAGATTGTCACGCAAGGCAAAGACCGTTTACGTTCAGTCTATGACCCGACCTGCGGTTCAGGTTCGTTGTTGCTACGGGTAAAACGTGAAGTTAAAGATGTCGATATGATTTACGGTCAGGAAATGAACCGTACCACCTACAACTTGGCGCGCATGAACATGATTTTGCATGATGTGCATTTTGCAAAGTTCGACATCAAGCAGGAAAATACTTTAACCCGTCCGCAGCATTTAGATAAAAAGTTTGATGCGGTGGTGGCGAATCCGCCATTTTCTGCAAAGTGGTCTGCCGATCCGTTATTTTTACAAGATGAGCGTTTTGCCGCGTATGGCAAATTGGCGCCAAGTTCTAAAGCCGATATGGCTTTTGTACAGCACATGCTGTATCAACTGGATGACAATGGCACCATGGCGGTGGTGTTACCGCATGGCGTATTGTTCCGTGGTTCGAGTGAGGGCGTGATTCGTCAGTATTTGATTGAGCAGATGAACGTGGTGGATGCCATTATTGGTTTCCCCGCCAATATTTTCTATGGCACTTCAATTCCGACTTGTATTTTGGTGTTGAAGAAAAACCGTGAGCATAGCGGCAATATTCTGTTTATTGATGCCAGCAACGATTTTGAAAAGCAGAAGAACCAAAACAAGTTATTGCCTGAGCATTTGGATAAGATTGTTGCGGCATTTGAAAAGCGTGAAAATATTGAAAAATATGCGCATGTCGCGACCTTGCAAGAAGTGAAAGATAACGATTACAACCTGAATATTCCGCGTTATGTGGATACCTTTGAAGCGGAAGCCGAGATTGATTTAGATGCGATTGCAAAACAGCTTCAAGCTTTGGAACACGACAGCCAAAAGACCGATGCCATTATTGCAGATTTTTGCAAAGAGCTAGGCATTGTTTCACCTTTTGCGGAGGTGAAGTAATGGCTGTGCCAAAGTTAAGATTTAAAGAGTTTGATGGGGATTGGACGAGTAAGCAATTAGGAAAAATTATTGGAATTTCCTCAGCATCTCGTGTTTTTAAAGAGCAATGGCAGGATTCTGGCGTTCCATTCTTTCGTACTAGTGATGTAGTTTCTCTTTTCAAGAATAAAGAAAATGAAAAAGCATACATTTCTTTAGAGTTATTTGAAGAACTAGCTAAAAAATCAGGAAAAATTAAGCAAGGTGATTTATTGGTTACTGGCGGAGGGAGTATTGGTATTCCTTACCTAGTTCCAAATGATCATCCTCTTTATTTTAAAGATGCCGATTTACTTTGGATGAAATCGTCAGGAATTGTTGAAGGATCTTTCCTTTATAATTTTTTTATTAGTCCTAAATTTAGAGAGTATTTAAAAAGTATTTCTCATACTGGAACAATTTCTCATTTTACGATTGAGCAAGCTAAAGCTACACCTTTTGGTTTCCCATCCAAAGAAGAACAAACCAAAATCGCCTCTTTTCTATCGAACGTGGATGAAAAGATTAGCCAACTCACGCAAAAACATCAGCTACTGAGCCAATACAAACAAGGCATGATGCAAAAGCTGTTTAGCCAGCAGATTCGTTTTAAAGCGGATGATGGAAGTGAGTTTGGGGAATGGGAGGATAAACCTCTAAATGAAATTGCTTCAAAAAGATCAGGGAAAAATAAAGATGGAAGTATTTCTGAGGTTTTAACAAACTCTGCTACTCAGGGAGTTATTAAACAAAGTGATTACTTTGAAAGAGAAATAGTTACTGAATCAAATTTAAACGGTTATTACATCGTAACTTTAGATGACTTTGTATATAACCCTCGAATATCTGTTCATGCACCTGTTGGACCAATCAAACGAAATAAAAAGTGTTTAGGTGTAATGTCGCCTCTTTATACCGTCTTTACAGTCATACAAGGGAATCTAAAATATTTAGAGTATTTCTTTGACAGTAATTTTTGGCATGATTACGTCAAAGGTGTGGCAAATTCAGGCGCTAGACATGATCGAATGAATATTACAAATAAAGATTTTTTCGATATGCCTATTTTATATCCTTGCTTAGAAGAACAAACCAAAATCGCAAATTTTCTCTCTGCCATTGACCAAAAAATTGAAGTGGTTGCACAGCAAATTGAACAGGCCAAAACTTGGAAAAAAGGCTTGTTACAGCAGATGTTTGTGTAGGGGGGAATTATGGCTCACGGCAAAAGTATTAAGCTGTTTTTAACAGATGGTTCTCCTAATGGAATTTTGACAGCTGAAATCATTAATTGGACAGGTCATGTGCTCTCAGCGCCTCGTACTAAACTGTCTGAACTTATTCAAAGAGAAGAGTGTGCAAGAACCGGCGTATATTTCCTCGTTGGTCATGATCCGGAAAATTCATTGCCAAGCGTATATATCGGCGAGTCGGATGATGTAGCCAATCGTCTTAAACAGCATAATCGAACAGAGGAATCTGGAGGCAAAGACTTCTGGGAAAAAGTGTGTCTTGTCACTGGTAAAGATCAAAATATTACCAAGACTCATATCAAATACTTAGAGAGTCGTTTAATTGAAATTGCAAAACGAGGCGGTCAATGTCAATTGATCAATGGAACTTCGCATCAATACAATAGATTACCTGAATCTGATACTGCCGATATGGAGTATTTTCTGGAACAAATACAGGTCGTATTACCAGTACTGGGTTTTGATTTCCTCAAAGAAATGAAGAAACCAAGCCAAAAATCACAAACGCTGGCTACAACTATTTCTAGTGAAATTGCAGAAGAAACTGAGTTTTATCTTGCAACTAAAGATACAAATGCGAATGCAAAAGTCATTGATGGGGAATTTTACGTGTTGGCTGGATCTCAAGTAAGAAGAGAGGTTACGGATACCAAGCATACCTATACTAAAAACCTACGTCCTCAGTTATTTGAAAATAACATTATCGATTCAGATACATATACCTTTAATCAAGACTATTTATTTTCGAGCCCTTCGGCGGCTGGAGGGGTAATTTTGGGTCGAGCAAGTAATGGTCGCAAAGACTGGAGGCAGGTCGGAACAAATATTACTTATGGTCAATGGTTAGAAAATCAGGTTGATAGCATTGAGCTGAAAGAAGAACTATAGAATCAATCAGCTAAAGAAATATTTTTGGGGGGAGTAAAAATGACCGTACAAAGCGAATATCAACTTGAAAATGAACTGATTAGCCAGCTCAAGCAATTGGGTTATGCCTCAGTGACCATCAAGGACGAAAGCCAACTACTGTCTAACCTCAAAACCCAGATTGAACGAGCCAATGGACTAGCACCCCTGTCAGAAACGGAATGGAAGCAGGTCATCAGTTTTTTAAACACAGGCACAGTGTTTGAGCGAGCCAAGAATCTGCGTGATCTGTTCCCAGTCAAATTTGATGACGGCAGCAGCAAACACATCTTTTTTCTCTCGGATGACCCAAGCAAGAACATCTATCAGGTGACCAATCAAATCACCATCGACCACCGCGACTATAATGGCAGACCCAGCCGTTTTGATGTGACCTTACTGGTCAATGGTTTGCCTTTGGTACAGATCGAGCTGAAAAAACGCGGTATGGAAATCGCCGAAGCCTTTAATCAAACGCAACGCTATATTCGTGAAGCCTATTGGGCTGGTCAAGGGCTGTTTGGTTTTATTCAGCTCTTTGTGATTAGTAATGGTGCCAATACTCGTTATTACTCCAACGGCACCACAGGCATCGAGTTTGCCTTTCCCTGGGCGGATGTCCATAACAAACACATCAATGAAATTGTCGACTTTGCCGACGCATTTTTCAATCAGCAGCATCTGACCCAAATGCTGACTCAGTACATGGTGCTGCTAGAAACCACCAAAAGCCTGATGGTGCTACGTCCCTATCAGATTTATGCAGTACAGAAAATTGTGGAGCATGTGCAAAACTCCGATCAGAACGGCTATATCTGGCACACTACAGGTTCAGGCAAAACCCTGACCTCATTTAAAGCCAGTCAGATCATCATGCAAATGCCTGATGTGGAAAAAGTTCTGTTTGTGGTCGATCGTAACGACCTCGACACACAAACCTCACGAGAATTTAATGCTTTTAAAGCCGACAGTGTCGACAGCACCGATAACACATCGACCTTGGTGAAACAGCTGGATCAACGTCATGACAAACTGATTGTGACCACCATCCAAAAACTCAATCGAGCCATCAGCACCGACCGTTATTTAGAATCGATTGATTATCTTAAAAATAAAAAAGTGGTCTTTATCTTTGATGAGTGTCACCGTAGCCAATTTGGAGAGACTCATCAGAACATCAAAAAGTTCTTCAGCAATGCACAAATGTTTGGTTTTACGGGCACGCCCATTTTTGAAAAGAACAGCCAAAGCAAAGCAGGTTTAAAACTCACCACAGACTACCTGTTTAATGCGTGTTTGCATAAATACGTGATTGTAGATGCGATCCGCGACCGTAACGTCTTGCAGTTCCAGATTGATTACCGTGGCAAATATACTGCTAAAGGTATGGCGACGAATGACAGTTATGAGGAAGATGTAGAAGGCATCGATACCAAAGAACTGTATGACAATCCGCAACGCTTAGAAATGATTGCCCGCTATATTGTCAATATCCACGATACCAAAACCCGTAATCGTGAATTTACCGCAATGTTCTGTGTTAGTTCGGTCGAAACACTGACCCAATATTACGACCTCTTTGAAAAGGTGCAGGCTGAAAAGCAAATTGAAGATGAAGCACAAGGTCGGATATTTAAACCGTTGACCATTGCCACTATCTTTTCCTATGCTGCAAATGAGGCTGTACCCACAGATGACTTAACTGGCTTGATTCACGAAGAAGCCGCAGATATTCCAACTCAGGTCAATTCATCCAGTCGGGATAAGCTAGATCGCTACATTGCCAATTACAATCGACAGTTTAAAACCAACTACAATTCTGGTGATCAATTTTATGCGTACTACCGCGACATTGCACAGCGCGTAAAAAACAGACAGATTGATATTCTAATCGTGGTCAATATGTTCCTCACGGGCTTTGACTCTAAGCCGTTAAATACCTTGTATGTCGATAAAAACCTAAAATATCATGGCTTGATTCAAGCATTCTCACGCACCAACCGTGTCTATAACGATAAAAAACCATTTGGCAATATCATCTGTTTCCGCAACCTAAAACGTGCAACAGATGAAGCACTGGCGCTATTTTCCAATAAAGAAACGACCAAGATTGTACTTGTTCCCAGCTATGCGGAAATCGAACAGGATTACCAAGCAGCGGTGAGCAAATTGTTTGCCTTAACGCCCAATTACCAATCAGTCGATGATCTTGTCACTGAAGAACAGCAACTCGAATTTATTAAAGCTTTCCGTGAAGTGATGCGCTATAACGCGCAATTACAAACTTTTATTGAATACGATCAAGACCAAACACAACTCGATAAACAGCACTTTGCGAATTTTGCCTCTAAGTATGCTGACCTATGTCGTGCCGTTAGAAAGACCACCAAGAGAGACAAAGTATCGGTACTGGATGATGTCGATTTTCAACTGGATTTACTGCATAGTGATCGCATTAATGTTGGTTATATCATCAACCTGCTACAGCTTGTTGTTGATACAGACTCAGAGGACAAGCGTAAGAAGTACCAAGCGCAAATTTACGATTTAATCAGTAGCGATATTAGTTTGCACGATAAGCAAGACCTCATTCAAAAATTCATTGAAGAAAACATACCGAAGATGATCAATGGACAGAGCGTTCAAGATGCCTTTGCACATTTTTGGGATATCGAAAAAGAACGGGCTTACCAGCAGCTTTGTGAACAGGAAAATCTAAAGCCTGAAGTGATGAAAGAAGTTCTTGAACACTATGAATATACGAACCGTTTTCCACGTAAAGAAGAATTGAAAGACTTGCCAAACTATAAAGTAAAACTTTTTGAACGGGATAATGTCTTCACTAACTTGCTGGTCAAGACACGGCAGTTGATTGAAAGATTTTATACTGGTTTTAATTAAATAATACACATTCAAAGTGTGACTTTATTTCCAGAGGGCTTTGTTGCACAAACCTATCTGTAAAGGCTTTTTCAGCGATATAATTTTCAAATGAAGAAGCCTACACACAAAATCTACCGCACAACCAACTGGTCTTCCTATAATCGCGCTCTCATTAATCGGGGCAACATTTCCATTTGGTTTGATCCAAACACTCAGTGGTATGCACAACCACAAAACAAGCAAGGTCGAAATCAAACTTACGCCGATACGGCTATTCAATGCTGTTTAATGATTAAATCCTTATTCCGTCTATCTTTACGTATAGTCACTGGCTTTGTGCAAAGTCTGATTAAACTTTGCGGATTAAATTGGACCGCACCAGATTACACCACGCTTTGTAGAAGACAAAAGCATATTGATATTGTAATCAACTACCAAAAAAGTAGCGATGGGCTGCATCTACTCATGGACTCTACAGGCATGAAGTTTCTAGGTGAGGGCGAATGGAAGCGCAAGAAACATGGACCTGAATATCGTCGCCAATGGCGTAAACTTCATATTGGTATAGATGCTAAAACCCTACAAATACGAGCAGTTCAGCTTACAACCAATAATGTCAGTGATTCACAGGTGCTTGGTGATTTACTTGATCAGATTCCACAAGATGAGCAGATTGACTCTGTTTATACCGATGGAGCTTATGACACCAAGCAATGCCGTCAGGTCATTGCAGATCGACAAGCGCATGCAGTGATTCCTCCTAGAAAAAATGCAAGACCTTGAAAAGATACAAAATCACATTCTCAGGAGCGAAATGAATTACTTCGAACAGTTAAACGTTTAGGCAGAACACTATGGAAAAAATGGTCAGGCTATCATCGGCGAAGTTTGGTGGAAACCAAGATGCATTGCATCAAATTATTAGGGGATAAACTCAGTGCGAGAAATTTTCAAAGCCAAGTCAATGAGATTCATGCACGTATGGCAGTATTAAATAAATTTACGGACTTAGGCAGACCACATACCCGAGTTGTCACTTAAATTTGAGTAGATATGAGAAGTCTTAACTTTTAAATCTTTGTGCAACAAAGCCCTAATACTAGGAAAAGTTCTATGAATAAGTTATTAAGAATAATATTTTTATTTACTTTCACTCTCTCAATTACTCATGCTCAGGTCTATTACGAAGACATTACTAAATATTCTCTTCAAGATATACCTGAAAGCTATTTAGATAAAATTAGTAATTTTACTGATGAAGACAAGAAAAAAGAACGAGATGAATTTAAATATTACAATAAGCATGGTGAATTTTGCCTTATAAATTATAATGAAAGTTTTTGGAAACATAAGAAGAAAGGTGACTATATTTTTACTTCATTTTCAACCATACAACAATGCAAAAAAAATAGTATTATTAATAACACTCGAATTGAAGGAGTATGTCCTATCAGTCAAGTAAAAACAAGAAGAGAATATACAGTTACAAATGGTAAAAAAGAAATTACCAACGTTGCAGTAGATGAGATGAAACCCATTTATTTAGGTTTTTTTAAAAGAGATGATAGTGTAGAGAGTATGCCTATAGTTCAAGAAGAAAAAGAACCTATAAGTTTTGAAAATTTAACAGCTTTAGACTTAACTCTTTTATGTTCAGAAATTATACTTGAAGTAGCCAGAAAGCGATATAATCAAGCAAAAAAAGAACATTATGATTCTACTCTAGATAAGATTCTTGAAAAGGCAAATAAAGATGATTAGACGGCGATGACTCGCCTGTTCTGGCATAGGCTTTATTGGTCATGGTCTCGCCGACTTTACGTGGTGATCCATCTGGGTAGAAATAAGTCGCCATTGCATTTGCATCGAGTGCTAAATTGCTTGCATTACTTGCAATGGCATCTGCCAAACGCCCTCTTCAATATAATTATACTCCCATATTACAAGCTTTATATCTATCTAGTTATCTACATTTCTATATTCCTATATTTCTACATTTATATATTGAAAACTATTTAAATAACAATATAATTACCTAACTATATTGCGTAGTAGCTCAGTAGGTAGAGCAGCGGACTGTTAATCCGTTGGTCACTGGTTCGAACCCAGTCTACGCAGCCAATCTCCTTATATGCTCCTCTTGTACTCAGGTACCGAAATGTCATACGCCGACAGAACACCGATGGCAAAATTCTTTGATGCGCTGGCTTATGAAAAGAATGAAGTAAAAGTTACGCACACAAAGGATAAAAAGGGCGTCCATGAGTCGATTCATGTGAAGTTAAGTAGTGGTTTTGCAAAATTTGAAAAGAACAATCAAAAATATGAATTTGTCTTTAATCATCAACACCAAGAAATTAATGAAGATTGCTTTACTTCCGTAAAAGAAAAGTTAGTTAAATAATTAACAATATTAATGGCTTATAATCTATGTAGATTTCTATCTATATTTCTATATTTCTACATAAATTTGTAATTGTTGATGCAAATTCACCGTTTGCACGTTTTTAAAATAGAAACGGCTATTTTGCATTTTGAAACGATTGCATTGCTTTTCGAGTAGTAAGCGTTTATATTCTCAATAGTAAAGTATTTTTATACATTTCTATTTATCACAGGCAGAATAGGTGCAGCGAAATGTTCACAAGAACGGTTCAAACCCTTAAAAATAGCACAGATCTTGTTCAAAGATTTGCTATGCCTGAAATTCATGAAGATTTTGAATTACGCCGTCTTTCTAATAAAGACCGCTATAAACACTACATTCTTATCTTCAAGAATGTAATCAACCAAAAGAAAGATTGGGAAGATGTAAAGGTCGTTGCTGAGATTCAGGAACGCAACCATAATCTTCGATTCAATATTAAGATTTCTAAACAGTATCCAGAACTTGCAGATTATGAAAAGCTTTTAGAAGCTAAAATTAATGCTATCATTAACAATAGCTCATTAGTAATTTCATAAGAAATAAGGATAACTGTGTCTCCTCCTGATATAATTCTTGAAGAGAATTATGGAAAACCTCTTCATAACCTGCCATTAGATTTTAATTATGAAAAACCTGCTGAAAGCAGGTATTTCTTTAATCCTGCATTTGGTGGTTTATTTAAGTTCAATGAACTCAAAGGCACGCCTGGTTGCGAATTCAGCGGCTGCTTGGAAGTTTTTTATTGCCACGTCAACGAAATGGCTTTAAATGCAATTGCTGCCATTGCCGAGGATTACGATGATCCTTATGAAGGCGCAAATAAAGCATTGGAGGCATGTATAGATGTTGACCGTGAAGAATTGATTGGTCGATATGCTTTCAAAGACTTCGTATTTCAGGATGATGATGGTCAGAGGAAGGTAGGTAAGCAAATTAAAGGCGCATTTATACATGAGGATTTTAAGCAGTTTAAAATCGCCACTTTGCTATACAAATACTTGACCAAAAAATATCATTATTTGATTAGCGATAATAACCAAACCTATCAAGGACACATACTATGGGTATTAAGTGTCCTTAAATGGGGAAAAGTAAAATCTTACGATTGCGTTGAAGAAAGATTTATTAGCGCCTATGATCCTAATGACAACCCACCAGATTTCAAACCTTGGTCGGTGCCATATAATTTCCCAATGGATTTAGAACACCATTTGAGAGCAGATTTATGCGTTCGAACAAATACGCCGCTTACAAATGTTGTCCTGATTGCCAATAGCTCATTGCTTGAATAAATAAAAAGGCTCGCTTATTGCGAGCTTTTTTGTTTGGATGGCTTGATAACCGATTTCTAAAACTGCTGATCCAAGTAATCGGCGTATTCCACAGATTTTCTACTTTTCTCTTTAAGAAGCAAAATAATCTCATTTCTTATGCCTACAGGAATAGGTCGCTCTCTCGTTATCCATTGTCTAACTCTGCGTGGATCCACATCAATAGCGCGAGCCAATTCGCTTTGCCAATGCGTGCAGTAGAGTATTTCCCCCGCCTGTCTTAATTCTTCCGGCGTCATGCGAGGCGTATCTTGATCAATCTCCATGATTGCCTTCCCAGCTTAATTAAGCCATCCATATTATCCTATCTATTGATAGGTTCAAGTTACAATTGATCAATCAAATATTTGTAGCGATCAATATTTTCCTCGGAATTCTCAAGCTCTTCCGTCAAGAAAAACCATACCTCGTTGAATATATCCAATTTCTTTTGAACACCAGCTTTTATCATATGTGTAGCCATGCCAATGACGAGCAATATTGCCGCCCCTATCCAAAATGGCGGGAAAAACAAACAAAGGAACCCGATAATCAAGCAGCCATTTGAAATGTACTTAGTGTTTCTAAAGTTCTTTGTTTCGATTGATATGTTTTCTTGCACCTCAGATAAGAGGCTTTTAAATTCTTCTTCGCCAACTACTTGTTTAATGTGATCTTTAAGCGTCATCTTTTCAGGTTAAATTTCAAATAACTGGGCGCATATTACAATAAAAACCCCAAAACCTGAATATTTACATGTGCTTATCTTCATCTTTAACCTTAAAGAATAAGACATTTAATGCTCCTTCCCTATAAGGAGATTCATAAGTCACTGCCTTATAATTTGAAGGCAATGTGCTATGTAATGAGGTTACAGCCGTTGCCGATCCATTTGAACCAATTTTGCTAATGAGCTGCTGGTCAGGAGATTTTGTTATTGGCTCCCTTTTGGAGCCAAATAGTTTTTTTAGGAAAGCCATGTCATCCAAACTCCCATTGCAATCATGGTGGCCCCAGTAAATCCTACAATACAATACGAACCCTGCTTAATCTGCGCGATTACCATTTCCTGAATATACAGACTATTGGATAAGTGAGATAACGACGGGCTATTTAAATACCTACCCAAGCCATTAGCACGGTAAACCGATAACGCTACAAGTGCCATACCAATCAAGATCAACATAAGTCACCTCATATGTTCAATGTGATTAGTAGCGATAAATCAAAAAAGATGTAGTTATAATTTTATGCAAGAGAACTAACGAGATTTTGAACATGTTTCGCCATCTTCTTAATATCCTCATCAGCCCGATTTACTTTAAATTCTAGTCGCTCAAGCGTAGTGGTAAGGCTTAAATATTTTTCTCGTTCTTCATCGGTTAAAATAGAAATAAAGACGTCCTCTGGCGACATTGTAGCAAGTCTCGTTTGGTGCATAGCCAAGTTTGCTCGTGCCTCAGATGCCTTCGCGGAAAACTGGCGTAATCTAGCTGCCTTATTTCTTTCATTCTGCAACGCCGTAAATTTTGACATGAGTGAAAAAATCAGCAAAGCACCTAAAACAATAATTACAGCAAGCATGTAATAGACACTCCCTAATGACACATGCCCATTATAGTAACCCAAAACAGCTTAAAAACAGGCAAAATATGTTAAAAATCAGGCTAATCCGCGATAATTTGAATAGTGGTATATAAAATAATAAAAACTACAACTTAGTTATTTGATTTTTAAGGCATTTTTATAGATTTTATCCTAGGCATTTTCCTTCAGGCAATTAAAGCTGATTTTGGTGTGAATTAATCGTTTTTATAACTCTACTCTATTTCGCGTTTTTAGAGCGTTTTAAGCATTTTTAAGCAAAAGAGACAAAGAGAGTCATCTTAAGATGAAAAATGCGAAATACGCGAAACGGTGAAGAAATACGATAGCTTTTATGCCGGTTTGAAAGATACATGAGAAGAATCTCTAAAAACCCAAGTGAACCGCGCCTACATTTCCGAGAATAAGAAATATAAGAATGTTCTAAGAAAGTATATTTATATATTCGAAAACTCTCGGAATACCCAAGTACACCCAAGTCTCGGTAAACGTAGAGATAGAGATACGCGGCTAAAGAAAATCCTCAAACGTTTAAGAAGTGATAGAGATAAACATCAATATAGGCAAACACTTATGCACCAATACTTATAGAAATGTAGAAACCTATATAGATAGAAATATCGAGTAGATATACAAGCAATCTATCTATATAGAAATGTAGAAAACTAGCAATACACAAAGCCAATCATATAGAGATAAAGAACAAGTAAAACTGTGTAGTAATGTAGAAATCTATATAGATAGATAACAATAGAACTATACGGATAGACATAGGTAAGCGTAGATAGAGATAGAACAGGTATAAGGAAAATAGCTCAATATTTATCTATATAGATATGTAGATAGATAAACAGGTATAAGGAGAGAGATAGAGGATATTAAGCACGTAGTAGAGATAAGACGGTAGAACAAAGGCGAACGGAGTGAGCCAAAGAATTGTGTGTTTCAATCAATCGTCTTCCTTGCCATTCCTTTGACCAACAGAAAATATAAAAATCAAAACTTCGGGCGACATTCTTATTTTTATAACCAAGCACACCACGGCGCACATAGGTAAGCCGAACAGCTCCACTTCCAGCTTCACCCATACCACTATTATACCTGCACCTCTCTATCTAGGGATGAGGCAATGCACCAATCACCACACATCGCCACATTCCAATAGGCATGCCTAGGCACTTATGTAGAAATATAGAAATCTATCTACACAGCTATATAAATGGATTTTTAGTTTTCTAGCTTTGTTTCCTGCTCTATCTCTATACACTGTTATGCATCTAAGTACACATAGAGTTTTACAGTCATGCCTATAAAACAAAACGAGCTAATGAGCGAGATGGTTAATGCAATCACTACACGCCTTAACGACCTCTATATTCAGTATTACAACGACTTTTTAAGCGTTGAGGCATTTGCACGTTATCACGGTCTATCTATAGAGGATATGCAAAAGCTGATTGATTTGGGCAGACATGTGAATCACAACAGTCTTTGGAAAGAGGATAAGTAATCATGTTATTTATTCATCCTGAATTACGCGCTAATGATTGAAGTTAGCGGTATTGGTATTCGAAAATTTAAAGTTATTCCATTGCCAGCGTAAAGTTGGCTTTTTGACGCTGTACCACGGCATACCAAGGCATAAAATGGATAAATCAGGCATGCCTAGGGGGTTTACAATCTAGTGAGCGCTTACTATACTTTTGGGCAAATGGGTTTCGGGTTGAGATTATCTCCCCGACGCGATTTGCTTGATGGGGGTCGTGGCTTATACCGTGTCAGTGGTTTGCACTGTAAAGAAAAGTTCCTTTTCTTGTGGTGGAAATTGGCTAGGTTAGGTTACGTCTCCCCAAACTCTCTCCAAGATTTATGAGGCTAAATTCTATGGGGGGGTTTGGGGGGGCGTTCCTTAACGTTAGTGGTTTCCGCTGTAAGAAAAGGGCATACCAAAATATAGAATATGGAATTTGAAAAATTAAAAACATTTCCTTAGAATTCCAAATCTATCGAATTAACATAACTTACAACAACTCTGCGTCTGAAAACCTCCTTTGCCCGACATCCCTCTAGGTCGGGCTTTTTTTATGCTGGATCTTCAAAAATTCGCGGCGCGCATATTGAAAATTAAATTTCCCCTCCTAAATACATGAATTAGTGAAATGCAAACTTACATTAACTAAATTTTGTTACACCTATTTCTTCTTGCTAATATTTTCTTCAACTAAATAAACAAGGAGTAATTATGCTGGTTAAGCGGAAAATGCTTAAAATTCGTCGCCTTGCAAGTAAAGGTAAATTAGCTCAATGGGGCTTTATATCAGCGAACCAAGCGCAAAAGATTGGGCTAGACAACGGTTTTGTCGTGATTCTTTCATTATTGCAGGGCAAACAGGTAGAACCGAAATTTACCCGCTATAAACTCAGTGATGATGTCGGCAGCGAATATGGGATTGAAACGGATGCCGACCTTTCATCCATAGATCAAAGCATCATTGATGCCATTGGTGTAGCGGTCGGTGATATTTATGATGCTGCGGTAAATTATGATGAGAAAACCGTCTATGAAGATGAGCGGGAAGATTTCGAGCGTACCAATCTCATGTTTATAGATATTGAGACTGGTCATGCCTATGACTCAAATCTTAATGAAGCGGTAGGATGGGCATAGGCTCATCCTAATATTCCAAAACAGCCCACCAAAAAAATCAAAACTTTGGCCGACATCCTATTTTTATAACCAAGCGCCACGCATCTATATAACCAAAGAGCGCCTAGCAGCTCCTTGGAATGCCACCTCCTTATCTTTAACAACCAAGGCAGACCTAGGACTCTAATCACTACCGGGTGCGCGCCTAAACCTCAAGAAAAACCGCCTCAGAACTAACCAGCGAAAACCAATAAAATATCTGTATATAACTAATAGATGAAACGCGCACGCACGCGAATAGCGGAGTTTATTTATTAGTGCAAGTTTTTTATTAATGAAAATTTCGATTGAATTTTATTTGTACTAAATAACTTTCAATCAATAAAAAACTTGCACTAAGTTTTTATTTGCACTAATATTTAATCAAGCAATAAAGCTTACTAACAAAAGGTCAAAAATCATGAATGCACAAGTTAAAAACACTGAAACTCTAAACATTTTTGCAGACGTTAATTTTTCAGCTCATGAAGCACGTAATGCAATAGTTATAGATCAAGAGACAATAAAAGCGTATGCAAAGCAGCAAAAAGTTACTAGCAAAGCAGTAGCAGTACAGCTTGATATAGCAAACGCGATCATAAACCGTATGAATAACAAGCTAGAGACAGAAAACAAAATATCAAGCACATTATTCAGTGACTTAAGAGAAGCATGTTCACGCTCTATGCTTAATAAAATAGACACGCTTCAAAAAGCTAAGTTTGATTTATCAGATCTAGCAACAATCATCGCTCACACTGATAAATCACACATTGACTTTGTACAAGTGAAAGTCATTAGAAAAATTTTTCAAGCGATTACAGCTATCGCTGAAAACGACAGACGCAAGCTAGACGGTTACACAATGTCAATCTTGCTTAACTTATTACAGTACGGTTCACTTACTGTTAATGAATGTCGTTTATGCTGCACTACTGAAATACGCGCACAGTCGCATGAAAAAAAAGTAAGACAGTATTACTTATCAGCGCACAGTACAGCATCATCACAAGCGTCTAGCTCGCGTATGACACTTAGAGCGCTTAATATCTGTAATGTTGTGAAGTCAGTAAAAGACAGTGAAATAACGTTCAATGAAAATTCTCAGTTTATTGAAGCAGTATTGTCATTCTTACAAATGAAAGAGAATACACAACAAGAATTAGAGCGCGTACAGCATGACATTAAGAAAGAGTTAAGCGAAAAACAAGCAAGCGCATAATTTAGTAATCAGTGATATTAGTAAGCACTTACTAATATCACTCTAATAGAGAGTAAGAACATGATTAGCAACGAACATAAACTATTAATCGCTGTGTTAATTATGAGACAAGATAACAAGCGTAATAAGTGAACATGCAAAGATAAAGAAATATAGTAAGCGATTACTATATTTCTTTATATATTAATATCGAAGTCCTAGAAAAAACGCGAATGTGTCGGGTGCATAGCCTGTGTCAATCGCGACCATTTTCCAAACACCCTTTCACCACCAGGCCTATATAACAAATACTTTACCCTTGCGCCGCTTAAATCCATACACTTATCCTTGTCCCAGTACGCCATGTCCATTATTCTTTTCAGGACGACTTTCTAATAATATTTAAGGATCAATATGAAAAGATTTTTTTTGGCTACTTTGATTTTAGTTTGTTCAAATGCAATGGCAGAAGGGGAGGGCCTGTTCGCCGAGTACACCGTGAAACCGAGCGAATCATTAAATGATATAGCCAAGCGTAACGGGACCACGTGGGCAAAGCTGGCAGAAGACAATGATCTCCCTGATCCACCAACTGTTTATGTTGGGCAAAAGCTGGCAATCATGAAAAAGATGAATAAGGACGAATATCTGGCTGCGATTGCAAAGACCCGACCAACGTGCTCAAGCAAAGAAGAATGTGACAAGAAAATGGAAGCTGCTCATTTGTGGGTGAGTAAATACGCTGATTACAAGATCAGAAGTTCAAATAACGTATTAATCGAAACATACGCTCCGCGCGAGTTCACTGGCGAGATCATCGTAAAGGTTTCTAAGGAGCCTTATGGGAAGGGAACCTATGCGATCGTGGCCAACATGTCATGCAATAATCCGAATATGACCAAGCCTTATGACCCGATGGCCAGTTGCAAGAGAAACGTTTATAAGGAAATTATTAAGTTCAACGATTTCGTTAGTTCTTATTAGCTTTAAGCTATTTGACCAAGTAAAGAGGGAAAAGATGGCTTCAAAGGATGATTTAAATTATGTTGCTTACCACATTATCGAAATTCTGGAAGAACAGGGTTTAGATAATTCTTATATTAACGAAAAAATAGATCGTCTTTACGAATTCGGCGAAAATAAAGCCGCTACATTGCTTTGGGCTTCAAACCAGCTCGATAGTAGAAATTTTAGATTACTTTTGGGCAAACTTAATTTAACTCCCGATCAAGTAAAGATATTTTGTCGCGTATTGAACAAGCTGAAAAAATATTTGGGCTACAATTTATTGAGCTAAGCTTTTTAATTACCTATGATATTCCGAATAAATTAATGCCCCATATATCACTTGGGGCATTTCTTACTGCACTTGGCCAGATTTAATTAACTCTAGCGCTTTTTTCTTCAATTCCTTCCTACGCTCTTTTTCAGCAATCTTTTCTTCGCGAATGGCTTCAATATGCACACCGAAAAGCTGATCAGACAGATTGCCACTTTCAAGCAAACGTGCAAAAGCGTCAACAATCTCGCCTTGAGTGAGTTTATGCTGTTTTGCCATATTTTCTAAGGTCTGGATTGTCTCTGGACGCAAAGTGATGGATGTTCGAACTAAACCTTTTTCTTTATAAAATTTGGAAGAGTTAGTAGCTGCCATTATTTGCTCCAATTAAAATTTGATGAAAATTAAAACTTGCATATTATAGTTATTATTGCATTGATCACGCTGAAATACCACAAAATAAAACGGGCTTGCCCAAAACATTGAACAAGCCCAGAACACTATGCAGCTTTTTTGAAACCGAGCTTTTCAAACTCGAAATTCGCAACGATATTCTCGCCAAAGCCGGGTGTTTCTCTGATGATCTGTAAACGCTGTCTAGCGTGAGATTTGAGCGTTGAATTGTGCTGGTCTGTGAAATCAACAATAAACGCAACGTTTGGACCGAATTTCTTAGCACGTAACCCGCGCCCAATACGCTGGCGTAAGGCAACTTCCGCTTTCCCACCACCGGCAAGAATAATCAACCCGACAGCAGGGACATCCACACCCACATCAAGAATTGTTGTTCCAATCAGTACATCAATATTCTTATTGGCAAGTTCGGTGAGCGCAGATTTACGTTCTCCCTGATCATCTTCACCGCGAATATATCTCGCTCTGATACCTATATCGTCAAACAGCTTCAACAGGGTATCGCCATGCGAGGTATGCTGGACGAGAACCATCGCCGTCATGCCATATTCACGGGCTTTGAGAATTTCCATACAGATGGCATTGTTCCGCTCTTCGTTTTGCACGATTCCCAAGCGATAGGCAGCTTGCCAAGGGGTAATAGAGTGTAATTTGGCTGGCTTTTTCTTCAATTCGACGATTTTGAAGTAAGGCTTAGCAAGGATTCCGCGATCAATCAGCATTTTTTCCGTAACCTTGATGGCAATCGGTCCGGAACAAGCCATCAAACGCATATTTGACTCTTGGCTTTCACGCATGAACGGCGTTCCGGTCAATGCCAAGCGGTAATAGGCGTTTTTACAGTGGCGCATGATCTCGTAATACGAATTTCCACCTGCCTCATGTGCTTCTTCGAGAATTACGAACTCAAAAAGCTCCAAAAGCTTGATGGTTTGCTGTCTTACGAGTGATTTTTCCTTGAATTTTGCTTCTGCCTTAGCTTGCATCGCTGGCGCCTTGTCCTGAAGCTCCTTTTCATGTTGCAGTGCAAGGTTATGAAGCACTTTTTTGATTTCGGACTCGACTTTACCGACCTTAATTAGCTGTTTTTTAGTGTCCGAAATCTCTTTTTCGTGTTTTTTGACTACGTTGTCATAAAGGATCTGAAATTCCTTCTCTAAAGTCGTCTCTTCCAGCTTGGCGGCGAGGGTTTGAACCATTCCGACCGTCATTTTCTTGATGGAGAGCTGACCTTTTTCATTCACCTGTCCAAAACTGCCATCACCAATGACCGAACATGCAACGCCATTTGCTTCGAATGCATCTTTCATCTGATACATCAGAATCGAACGGGTTGTTAAAAACAGGGTAGGGCGGTTAATTCGGGCCTGACACAACATGGCAATGCGTGATTTACCGCCACCAGTAGCGACTTGAGCGATAATCTGACCATGACGTACAAGACGATCCATAACTTCCGGCTGGTAATCGTAACGAGGGTCATATCCGTAACTATCTACCACTGGTCGGGCAGGTCCAAGTGGAGCGGGGAGGGGTTTTCGTGCGAGTTTTACTTCAAAACCTGCCTTCTTGAGTCGATCCGTAACATGGACTACAAATCCTGCTGGAAAAGAGCACTTGGCAAAGTCAAAAAATGACGATCTGCCATCCCAACGGTGCTGTCTAAACGCTAGAGTTTCTTCGGCGCCATCCACCAAATAACTAAGCGCCGACTGTACTTCAAGTTTCGCCTCAACAGGAGGCTTGTGTAGGATGGCATTTACGGCGTCATAAGCGATTGTTACAACTTTTCCCATTTCAATACCTTTTGCATTTGCTTAATATTTGGCTTAAATTATAAGTAAGCACTTACTAATATTTCAAAGTAGTTTCCTATGTCAGTTGAATATTTAGAAATCGACCCAGGAGAGCTTTGGCCTAATCCTTGGAATTCAAACGTCGTATCACCTGAAAACGAGCGAAAAATCGAAGAAGGTATTAAACGTCACGGTATGTTTAAGCCAATTATCGTTCGTACCCTTCTTGATGGCCGCTTACAGATCATTGGCGGTCAGCACCGAGCAATGATTGCTAAACGTCTTGGTCTACTCACTGTGCCGGTAATGAACCTTGGGCGCATTGACGAAGCCAGAGCAAAAGAGATCGGTCTAATCGACAACGGTCGTTATGGCGAAGATGACATCGTTAAGCTCAACGAAATTCTTCATGATCTTGGCGGTATCGATGAATTGATCGATGTAATGCCTTGGTCAAGTGAAGAAATCGACATCTTCTCTAGCACTAATATAGCGCTGGACGCTCTAAGCGATCTCGATTCGCCATCAGAGGAAGTTGAATTACCCAAGACAACCAAAGTTCAAACTCACCAAATCATGCGTTTCAAGGTTCCGATCGAGGACGTAGACGCAATTACCAAACTCATCGAGAAGACCATTAAGGCACAGGGCTTTACCGAATCCGACAGCTTGACGAATGCAGGGGATGCCTTGGTTTATCTCTTGGGAAGCAAGTAATGAAAACATTTGAAGGATGGGATGGCTGATGACCGATTTATCTCAAAAAGGGCAGGTTCGAATGTACCGACGGGGTGGCCAATACCCTGTAGACCTTGAAGCAATCCAGTTTAATGGAAACAACGGCTCCGAAATTGAACTCTGGCTTGGGGTTCACTGCTCAACCCAAATGAAAACAGTAGCCAGAGTAGGGGGAAATACCGATGAAGACTTTTCCCTTGTCATTCCCGGCATTGGTACAGCCGAGGCAGGTGATTACATCGCTAAAAACCTAGATGGAACGGTGGTCATCCTCAAGCCAGACTATTTCGAGAGCGAGTTTCAGGAAGTTATCACTTTCAACACGCCTGAACAGGAACATGAAGGGGCGGTTCCCGACGTAGATGACGGCGCCTTGAAGTTTTTGAAGAAGTTCTGCAATGGATACCGCATCGTTTCAACATGCGACCTAACAGAATTGCAGATTGCAGAAGCCAACGTAGAAGGTCGTCTCTATATCGAACCTGAAGGTGGCTTCGGATGGGTAGCGCTCCCTTGGGAATTAACTACCGTCAGGGATCGGCAACGCGAAAAGTTCTATCAGATCAACAAGCAGTTGATTGAGCAAACCGATACGCGGGTGGCCGAATGAGCGAACTAAAAATCCAAATGTGGATTGTTGACGATGTAAAGCCTTACGAACTCAACGCCAAAATCCACAGTGAAGAACAAGTCGCCAAGATTGCCGAGTCGATTGCCCGCTTCGGTTGGGATCAACCCATTGTGGTAGATAAAAATGGCGTAATCATCAAGGGGCATGGTCGCCGTCTTGCAGCCATCAAGTTAGGTTTAATCGAAGTACCTGTTCTGGTCCGCGATGACTTGAATGAAGAACAGGTGAAAGCTGCACGCTTGGCCGATAACCGAGTTGCCATTGGTGACATTGATGCCGACCTGCTCAAGCTGGAGCTGCAATCCATCAACATCGAGTTCCTTGAGGACATCTTCGACAGCAAGGAGCTGGAGTTCATGCAAGCCGACCTCTCCGAAATGAACGTCGATGTGATTGTTGATGATCTGGACAGCGCGGTAGCCGAGCAACAGCGCCATACGGCAAATGCAGTATCGGAATCGAACGAAAAACCTATCCGAATCGACAAGGTTTTAGGCTTCAGCGAAGTATCGGGCAAAGAATCACGTTCCATTCACTACTTTATGGCCATTGCAGAAGATGCAACTGGACTAGAAGGGAAGGACGCTTTCGTAACGTATATCAGCAAATTGGTGGAGAGCGCTTAATGGCTGTTTATAACATCGATGTCCGATACAAAACGTCAGTTGAGCGTACCGAACGTGTACTGGAAATTGCCGAGTCGTTCGGGTTGGGCTTAGATGCGAAGGAATTTGTGGTTTTCGATAACACGCCAATTGAAATCGAGCAGGGAGACATCGTTTACATCACTGGTCAGTCTGGTGGCGGTAAATCGACCCTGCTACGGAAGCTGGCGGAACAAATGGAACAAAGCGGCTTAAAAGTCGCTGACCTGAATGCCATTGAGCATGATGACCGTCCAATCGTCGACCAGATTGGCGAAACACTAAAAGACGCTCTGGATGTACTCACCATTGCCGGCATCACTGATGCCTATATCTGGCTAAACAAGTTTGATGCCCTCTCGGACGGCCAACGTTATCGCTTCAAACTGGCAAAACTGATTGAGAGCAAGGCGGACGTCTGGATTGCAGATGAATTTCTTGCCGTTCTTGATCGAACTGTTGCCAAAGTTGTTGCGTACAACATTCAGAAAATTGCCCGAAAACTCGGAACAACCGTACTGGTTGCCACAACGCATGACGACATGGTTGAAGACCTCAACCCAAGCCTCTTCATTGATAAGCGATACCGCGAAAAAGTGGTAATCACCAAAGCACCTGAAGGATTTAAACAAGTATGACTAATCGATCAAAAAAAGTTGTAACTAAAGACACTGTAGATGCTCATGAATTCGCGTCAGAAGCATCCGAAACTGTTGCAGAGCAAATCGTTCAAGCAGAAGTTGTGGAGCGTTCTGAGAGCGAACCAGCGCAAACCAAGCGCACATTAACCCTATATTCTTCAACCGTCTGCTCACCTTGCAAGACCATCAAGCCGATTCTGGAAAAACAAATGCTAGGTCGCGTAACCGAATACCATGTGCTGACCATTGATCCAAACAATATCGAACCTGAAATCAAAAAGCAGTTTGAGGAAGCGGGCGTAACGCAAGTGCCTACCCTGATCTGCAAGGAAGATGGCAAAGAGGTGGGTCGTTTATCGGGATACAGTGGTGTTCGACCGCTACTCGATGTCTTGAAAGCTTGGGAAGTGATTTAACAAAGGGCGTTTAACGCCCTTACTTGATTGAGAAAGGTATGGAAAAGGTTTTACTCGATACGCCAGATATTCTCGTTACTCGTAAATCACCTAAGCAAAACCACAACCTGTCATTGCTCAAGGACATCATTGTGGAGCCGGGTGACAAGAGTGACTGGGACCTTCTGCACGAATTGCACTACAAGGCAGAAACCCTGCCGATCGGTTCAAGGTTCTGGAAAGTAACCCTGCATGGCAAGACTATTGGCGTCGGGATTCTGGCTGTTCCCAAAATGTTGCTTTCGGGTCGTAATGACTTGTTCAAATATCTACGTCCAAACGTCAACGGCAAGGATACCCGCCTGATCAATAAAAGTCGGGCTGAATGGCTAAATGAAAATGTCTGCACCAATAGCCGACTTGTACTGGACACCATCTACCGTGGTTGCGGGATTGCGTATCGTGCCCAAAATTTAATGATGCGCATGGTGGATAGAAAACATACCGAGTTCCAAAGCTCAATGTCGAAATTCAATCCATTCGCGGAAAGGGCGGGCATCAAGTTCACCCCGCCTAAGCAGGCGACCAATTATCAACGCGGCGTGGATTTCTTTGTGAAATGGTTTGAAACCAAGCATCCGACAGATGTTGTGGGGATTTTGGAGGAGCTGAGCTCCAAACCCGAACCTATCAAAAAGAAGATCATCGCTGAAATGCGGAAGTTCTATTACCAATACAGCTCTTTGGAAAAATCCGGCAATAACCGGCTGAATGGTTTTAGCCGTGTAGAGAGCATGCCTGTCGAAAAGCTGCTAAAGAACATTCAACAACTGGTTTTTGCGTCTCCGTTATATGGGGTCTATACCAATCCTGACTTGATCTACAAAGCCAAACATCCTGAGCACGAGATTCCCAAACGGGTATCAATTTTGGCATTTGACTGTCAGAAACCAGACGAACCCCTAAATGTTGAACTCATTAAATCAAGAGGGCTTTTATTCGAATGCAATTAGGTCTAACCCCAAAACAGATCGAATTACTGACAAAGATTCGCGATAAAAATCCAGACGGTTCTTTGCTCTCAATCGAACAGCTTCATGACGCCGTGAGTTACACCTGCCCCCGACAAGCCATTACATGCAGCCTAAATTTTCTGATTAAAAGAGGCCTGATTGAGAAGAGCGGGCAAAACGTGGTGAGAAACGGGCGTAGATTTACGGTCGTCAGCATCAAGCCATTGGGCGAGGAAATACTAAACGCCTATGTACCTTCGCTACGGCAGGTACTTGTAGAAAATGAGGATGAGGAAATTGAAAAAATCTTCTAAGGTAAAAAGCGTTAAGAAAACCGCGCCAAGTTGGTTCCGCACTCCGTACAATCGCTTATGGTATGTTTTGGTCCAAGACCCAAAACAATTCTTGGCTATGGAAGATGAAAGCCATCATGCGCTTTACGAGATTGCTAAAGAGCATTTTCAGTCCCATTTTAAAGCCATCACTTTCTATGCCGCCAACAATTCGGGCGAGTTGATTGCCGCGATCTATTATCCGAGGATGTTTGACGCTGACGAAAATGAGGTACTAACCGTGCTTTGCCATGAGTGTGTTCACGTATGGCAGGAATTCGCGGAAAGCCTACATGAACACGAGCCTTCGCGTGAATTTGAGGCTTATACCATTGATGAGATTTTTGGAAACGTCCTGACTGAATACCGCAAGTTAGTGGAAATCAATAAAGCCCATACCGAGGGTAAAGCCATTAAACATAAAAAACAGCCCGACCTTGTTTAATTCCGACATTTGGGTAATTTGGGTTTTCCGCAACTCTTCGAATAATATATTATTAATAAGTGCTTACTTTATTGTATTATTAATATATTCGGAAAACTGCGGAACTCCCAAATGTCCCAAGTACAGGAAATCTTTCTTATCGGCGAAGATTTTGAGCCAGGCATCGTCGGAAATTCTGAAATTGATATTTTATTGGGCCATGACACGGCGATCTGTGGAGAGTTCGCAATCAGGAAGGAAGATGGCTATACACACTGTCCGGACTATTGCGAGGATAAGAATATAACTTTCAGGGAGTTATACAAATTAAACTTACATCCACTCATCCTTCCAGCCAGCCATGAATCCTCCAAAAGACGCTCTAAAAAAGCTTTAGAGAAAGCCGAACAGCTTCAAGACAAGTTTGTTGCAGTCTTTATTCTTGGCTCTGAATTTTACGTAACCAGACCATTTGAAAGTGAAAATACAGCACTAGCTTGCGTGCTTTGGTATGCGCTTGCTTATTACTCTTAAATAAAATTATTAATAAGCGCTTATTATTTACTTTTGGTTTTATTTTGCTTATCCTAGAGGCCATCGGACATGTTTGAAATGGTGCGTGTCTGACTTTTTAGAGGGCGCATATCATTTAGTAGCTGGTACGCGCCTTTTTTTTAGGTGATTGCATGACTGAAGAAACAGCCAACAAACGCAGATACCCTTCAGCAAGTGCTTGGGCAGAAGCAGAGGCGTTATGGGCTTCTGGTGATGTGACCCTAGAGGACTTAGCCAAGAAAGTCGGGGTAAGCGCAACTTCCGTTTCCCTTCACATGAAGAAGCGGAAAATCACGAAAGGGGAGAAGGCCAAGGAACATTCCGAGCGTATCTCCAAACAGGTCGCCGAAGATATTTTGTCAGAAGGGACCGTACATAGCCAAAGAATTAAGGAAACCAAAGAAGAACATTACAAGATGGCGACGGGTCTGGCTCGCCTGACTTGGAATGAAATTGTCACTGCCAAGGCAAAGGGCGGTGCTTATGCGGCGATTCAACAAAATTTAAAAGCACTAGAAATCGCTTCGAATGTTTTGGCAAAAATCCGCCAAGAACGGTACGCCGTTTTAGGTTTGGATAAGCCTGATGCTGTAGATGCTACTCAACTTCCGGAATTGGTAATTGAAGAATTGACGGCCGATCAGGTTCAACAATTGAAAGAGCGTGATTTCAACAATGGTAATTACGACTTTGAAGATGAGGACATGTTAGAGCCATCAAATGATTCAGGGGAATGATGGTTTTAGATGGCAGATAAGGTTCGGCTTTCATTGCATCCCAAGCAAATGGAAGTCTATCTTTCAAATGCTCGATTTCGCGTAGTGGTTGCTGGTCGCCGATGGGGTAAGACCAGCCTTTCGCGTACTCTGATTATCAGTAAAAGTAGAAAGCCAAGACAAAGAATCTGGTACGTAGCGCCAACTTACCGAATGGCAAAACAAATCATGTGGAAGGATTTGATTGAAGCCATTCCTCGGAAGTGGGTAGTTAAGATTAACCATTCAAGTCTATCTATTGAACTTGTTAATGGCACCCTGATTGAACTTAAAGGCGCTGATGACCCAGACTCTTTGCGTGGTGTGGGTATCGATTTCTTGGTATTGGACGAATTCCAAGACATTAGCGAAGAGGCATGGACACAATGTTTGCGTCCTACCCTTGCCTCTACAGGTGGTCATGCCATCTTTATCGGCACACCTAAAGCATATAACCAGTTATATACCGTCTATATGCAGGGACAAGACCCGAAAAAGGTCAAAGCTGGCCAATGGCAGTCATGGCAGTTCCCAACCATTACATCTCCATTTATTCCTGAATCGGAAATTGAAGCGGCTAGAGCCGATATGGATGAGAAATCATTCAAGCAGGAATTTTTGGCTTCCTTCGAAACCATGTCTGGACGTGTTTATTACCCGTTTGATCGTAAGGAACATGTCGGGAAATATCCTTTTGATCCAAAACTGCCAATCTGGATCGGCATGGACTTTAACATCGACCCAATGAGTACCGTCATCATGCAGCCGCAACCAAATGGCGAAGTTTGGGTGGTTGATGAGATTGTCCAGTTTGGCTCTAACACGGAAGAGATTTGTGAAGAGATTGAACGGAAATACTGGCGGTATATGAAACAGATTGTCATTTTCCCCGATCCTGCTGGCGGTCAACGCCAACATGCTCGTGGTGAGTCCGACTTGGACATCATGCGCGAGAAGGGATTTAAGAAAATTCTTTACAGAAGAAAGCACCCTGCAATTGCCGACAGGGTAAATGCAGTTAACCGCATGTTGAGAACTGCGGATGGAACAGTTGCATTAAGGGTTGATGAAAAATGTAAGCATTTGATCAATTCATTTGAACAGACCATCTACAAACCAGGTGGACGTGATGTTGATAAATCAGGTGGTGTAGAACACAGTGCCGATGCCATTGGATATGCAATCGAGCACCAATTCCCACTTCGTAAGATTGAAATTAAAGGCGTTTCAATTTAACCTATATTATTAGTAAGCGCTTACTAATATTTTGAAGGCGATAAGATGACAACCGAACTATCCTCATACGACCGACATGCAATAAGTTCGACCGCTTCCTCAGAAGAAGCGAATGACCCTCTTGTACGTTTAGTATCACGTCGTCATCCACTATATGAAGCCATGTCCAAACACTGGATGTTTATGGATGACACCTATAGCGGTGGCAGAGAATGGTTTAATCATCATATCTTCAAATACATCAAAGAGGGTGATGCCGAATTCAAGGATCGTATCTCACGCGCTTATCGTTTCAACCATACCCGCGAAGTTGTAGATTTAATTAATAAATATTTATTCAAGCAGGAAATCACCCGCAATAAGGTAGATGCTCCTGCCGACGTGGTGAAGTTTTGGAAAAACTGCACCAAGAGCGGCTTAACGATTAATGATTTCGTTCGCCAGATCAGTAAGAAAACCTCAATTTACGGTCGTATTGGGGTAGTTATTGATATGGATGCGGTACCAGAAGATCAAAGACCCTTAAACAAACGGGAAGAAAAGGAAGCTGGGCTATCTGCTTACGCCTACATCATCACTCCGCTTCAAATGCTGGATTATTCGTTTGATGATCACGGCAAATTAAACTGGATGCTGATTCATGAAGTGGTTCGCGACGATGAGGACCCACTAAATTCAACAGGCAAGGCGATTCACCGCTTCCGCTTATGGACGAAAACGGAATGGAAACTGTTCGAAAAGCAGAATGATGATCAGAACGGCAAGATTACGATTAAAGAGATTGATCGAGGTAGCAATACCATTGGTGAAGTCCCAATCATTCTGGCTGACAACATCATTTCAGACGAAGAATATTCTGCACCATCCCTGATCGATGACATCGCCTATCTGGACAGGGCGGTTGCCAATTATCTATCAAACCTTGACGCCATCATTCAGGACCAAACCTTCAGCCAGTTAGCCATGCCAGTACAAGGCATGCTGCCGGGCGATGAAAGCGAGAAAAAGCTCATTGAAATGGGCACCAAACGTCTCTTTACCTATGATGGGTCTGATGGCGCAAAACCTTACTACCTATCGCCTGATGTAAAGCAGGCTGACCTGATCATTCAAGTGGTCACCAAAATCATTAACGAAATCTATCACACCGTTGGATTGGCCGGCGAAAGAACCAAACAGGATAACGCCGTAGGTATCGACAATAGTTCTGGTGTAGCTAAAGCCTATGACTTTGAACGGGTAAACGCATTGTTAGCAGCGAAGGCAGATAGCCTTGAAGCGATTGAAAACAAAATCGTTGATCTGGTTTGCAAACGTCATGGGGTCAAATTGAAGGAAGACAGCACTCCTTTGGTTTCATATCCAGATAACTTCGATACACGCGGCTTATACGACGAATTTGATATTGCTGCACGCCTGATGCTGATTGATGCACCAGAAACCATTCGCAGACATCAAATGGAGTCCATTGTTGAAAAGCTCTTTCCTCAATTAAGCAAGGCGTTGAAAGAAGAAATGCTACGCGACCTAAAGAACTGGCCGACAGACCCTTTGGAAGAGTTGACCAACAGAACTACCGATACGACGGGAGAGGGGAATCTAAAGCGTAACATTACGCGCTCCTCTTCCGGCACACCAACCAAACCATCGTCCAATAGCTCAACAAAGGCGAACAAAAAAACTCGCCAAGGGCAAGTGACAGAATCAACAAGCTAAGAGAACAGCGAGATTTTAGCTAAGAGAACAGCGGAGACACATTATGCCTTTATGGATGCAATTACTTATTAACGGCGGCGTTTTACGAAACCCAGCAGACGGCGAGGGAAATGACCTCGGCGGTGGCGGTGAGGGCGGCGGTAACAATGACGATGTTACTGACGATGACGATCAAGGCAAAGAGGCTGATTCGGAAAAAGATAAAGATGATGCCGATGAGCAAAAAGACAAACAGCCTAATGGTGGTAAAAACAAGCTTACCGACAAAGAAGCTGAATTAATCAAGGAAGTAATGAAACGCAAGGATCGTGAAAAGAAGCTTCTTCAAGAATTTGACGAATTCAAACGCCAGTTTGCAGACATCGATCCAGAATTGGCACGTAAGGCAATTGCCGCTCAAAAAGAAAAGGAAACTCGTGAGCTGGAAGAAAAAGGGGAATACGAGCGCGTTAAGCAAAGTATGGCCCAACAGCATCAGGCAGAAGTTAATCGTCTGCAACAACAAATTAAAGACTTGCAACAACAGTTGGGAAGCAAGGATAGCCAGATCAATGAATTAACTATCGGCTCTAACTTCTCACGTTCCGCATACATTGCAGAGGAATTGACCTTAACCCCAAATAAGGCGCGTGCTTTATATGGCGCACACTTTGAAATCGAAAATGGAGAAGTGATTGGCTATGACAAACCTCGCGGCGCTGCAAATCGTACTGCATTGGTTGATAGTTATGGCAATCCGTTATCTTTCGACAAAGCGATGCAAAAAATCATCGAAGCAGATCCAGAGCGAGACACCTTGATCCGCTCTAAAGTTAATCCTGGAGCTGGCTCAAAAACCAAGCAAGAAAATAAAGGTTTGCAGAAAGAGCAACCTAAGACTTCCTTGGAAAAAATCATGGCTGGCTTAAGGGGTGAAAGTTAATATTTTCACTAAAAATTATTAGTAAGCGCTTATTGATAATCAAATAGGCGTTTGCTAATATTTGACCAGTAACCATCGGCGCTAGAGAGAGTTAGTTCGTCCGAAGAAAGCTAATCAGTAAATGGAGCATTATTAATGCCTTTATTGCGCGAAGAAGCGGAAAAACTCTCGAACAACCAACTTGTTCAAGGCGTTGTTGAAGAAATCATTGACCGCGATGACCTTTTTGCCATTTTGCCTTTTACACAAGTAAATGGTAAGGCATATGTTTACAACCGTGAAAAAACCCTTGGTGGTGCCAACTGGCTTGATCCTAATGAAGTGATCGAAGAAGAAGGCTCAACATTCGACGAAGTGACAGCGCATTTACGCATCTTAGCTGGTGACGTTGATGTTGATAAATTCTTAGACTCTACAATGGGCGATACGAACGCTCAAAAGGCGATTCAAATCAAGCAAAAGGCCAAAGGTGTTGCTCGCGAATTCCACCGTACTTTGGCTCGTGGTGATTCGAAAACTAACGCGAAAGAGTTTGACGGCTTTGACAAGCTTGTAACCTCTACTCAAATCGTTGACGCTGGTGCTGACGGCAATCCATTAACTCTTACCATGTTGGACGAATTGTGTGACGCTGTGCCGAATGGCGCAGACGTGATCGTAATGCGTCGTGGTACGATCCGTGCCTACCGTGCATTGCTTCGTGCAACCTATGGTACTGATGCCGTAATGCAACAGTTATCTAACTTTGGTCGCCCAATGCTTACTCACAACGGTATTCCTATCATCATGAATGATTGGATTGCCGGCGATGAAGTGAAAGGCACGAACTCAAAAACCACTTCGATTTATGCTGTACGCTTAAATGAAGTTGACGGTTTACACGGCCTTTATGGTGGTGGAAATGCAGGTATTGTTGTTGAAGACATCGGTACAGTGCAAAACAAAGATGCTACTCGTACACGTATCAAGTGGTACTGTGGTTTAGCTCTTAAATCCACTCGCTCAATTGCGGCAATTCGTGGCGTGACTAATATTTAACTATAAATATTAGTTAGCACTTATTGATAAAAAAGAGACTAGAAATAGTCTCTTTTTTATTGAAAGCATTATTTATATTGATTGTTTAAATATTAGTTATAACTTATTATTTAACTAAAATGGCAGGTTGGATTAAGCATGAAATTAAAATTAACCGGAGCTGGATTCGAAAATTACACAGGTCAAATGGGCGTGGTATTTTTTGAAAATGGCTTATCAAAATATGACGTGATGCCTAATGATGCAATTCGCATTGCAAGTACCATTGGCGCAGTATGGGAAAACGGCGATCCCGCGAATTTAGGTGCAATTCATACACAGAACCTTATGACTCCCGCACCTGATATTCGCCAACAGTCGGGACTTGAATTGCTGCACTCGATTACTGGTCATGCTCACTTAAATGCAGATCAGGTTCAGCAATATTCCGATCAGGTTGCCAGTTTAACGACTGGGGTAGAAAAGCAGGAAAGTACGGCCAAGAAAGCGGAACCTAAATACACTCAGGAAGCTTTGGAAAAGATTGCTGATGAAAGTGGCATTGCGGGATTACGCGAGATTGCAGCCGAATTTAATGTCAAAGGCAATTCAATTGCCACATTAATCAAAGCCATCATGAATGCACAGGAATAATACCTGATGAATTACTACCTTGCCGGAACGTCAGTATCTCTTCCTATCAACTTTGTCGATGACGACGGAAATCCCCTTGAAGTGACCCAAGGAAGCTACCGTATTGTCGATCAAAACGGTGTAGAGATTAAGCCAAAGGCCGAATTCGATGTCGCCCAAACCAAGGTAACTGTAGAGGCTGAATATAACCAGATTCCCGCTCTCAACCCTATGGAAATCAAGGTTGAGGACATGGACTCAATTGAGATCGATCATTTGCGTATTCTCCAATTTGATCTAATCAATCGAGATGGGAATACCTATGCGTTTGACGTCAGCTACCTCATTTCACCAAGAGAACGGTTGATTGTAGGTTTAAACAGTTTTCAGACATTAAATCAGGCAAAACTGACTGCACTGACGATGCCGGAAACGGAAGTTTTCCTCACAGAAGGCGAAGTTCGTAAGGTAGCGGCTTTGATTGAGGCGAGACAGCGGATTTGCACGCTCAATATTCCAAGTGTCAATTTACGAGCCACGACACCATCCGCCTACCAGAAGCTATCAGAGCAATTTAAGGCTGCCTTGAGAAAGGCGCAAGTTGCGGAAGCGAATGCAATTCTTGGCGGTGGTGATCCCATCGAATTAGCTCTTGCACAGGGCCTTAAATCCAAAACCATTGGCGAAACCCATGAGAGCTATATCGGTGGGCGACAACTCAGGTTAGCGGTTAGCAAGGCAACTCTAAGATATTTGAGTGGCTTTGTATCGACAAGCAAGGTTATTGCGAGGGTTTAAAATGGACGAACAAAAGCGCTATTTGTTGGATTATTTCTCAATGAGATTCACGAGTCTCATGGATAATTATGTTATGGCAATAAATGGCGCTTTTTTCACTACAAGGCGCGCAGGCTATACGCCTTCGCAGTTTCAGATTGAAAACGCCAAGAATTTTGTGGCTAACGCACATTATTTATTCCTTGAAGCTGCTGGCAACACTCTTGAGCAGATTGCATCGAATTTGGACGCTCAAGAGGTGGCTTACAACATGTTCGAACTTGAACATGTCAAAAATCAACTTGTATCTATTTCCATTGATATGTTGCGCCAAGCGAACCGCGCAATTTCTACAGGAATCCAAAACAAGGCGATTGAACTGCTCGGAAAGAATAATGCTCACGGCGCAATGGGCTTGTTAGTACAAAAGAAAATGGCTGAACTGGAAATTACCGCAACAGATAGTGCAGGGCGTAAATGGAGAGAGCCACCTAGTCTTGTAAAAACCATCGTTCGGGATTTCATTTATCAATCACTTGTAGATCACCAGATTAAGACATTGCATGAATCTGGCATTGACCTGATTGCTGTACCTGACATTGATAAACCTGTGTCCATTCAAGGGCAGGCAGGTTATGTGGCTTTAAAAGACGTAAGACATCACTTCCATCCGAATGGATATGACTTACCTGTAGGCTACACAGATGTTCACACCTAATCAGTTCTGCTTCGTTCGGGCAAGGAATGGCTATGATCACTTCGGTTTAGCCAAATTTGGGCTAAGACGAAAGGAACGTTGCGCCATCGTCAAGATGATTCAGCAATGCAACAAAACCTCAGTTCGTGCGGACTCGTCTGCTTCGCGCGGCAACGCAAGGGAAGTGGTTGCAGATCTGGTCATTTTGCTTGAACCCAAAACCACAGCAACCATTGACTCAATCATTGAGTTTGGTGGAGACATGTATGTGGTGAAATCAGTCCATAAACGGTTTGATATTCGCGGCAAGCATGATCACACCGAAGCGGCATGTACCTACTGGAGTGATAAGGAATGAATCCACTAATTCCTATCGCTCAAATGCTCAATGATGCAGGGGTCGCCACTTTAGGGCGAAACCTGTTTATCAACATGATGCCAATTTCCGTAACAAACGGAATCCTGCTAAGGAATCCAATCAACGGAACCAAAATTGATCATGAGTTAAAGGGTCATTACAACACCGAATTCAAGGTCATTGTAAGGACCACCAATTATGAGACGGGTTATAAATTGATGAAGAAGGTATTCAAGCTTCTTACACTGGATAACCATTTTGTTGAAGGTATGCACATTAAACAATGTTATCCGGACAATGAGCCAATCGAATACCCGATCTCAGAAGGGAACACTCTCGAACTGGCATCAGACTTCAAGATTGCCTTTAGCGAGATTACCTAATGGCCCGAAAGAACCTTCAGACCACAGGACTCAATGAGCTTCGTAAGAAACTCACCAAGTTAAGTGAAATGCCAAATGTTCTGGATTCCGAGCTAGGCAGTATTGCCAAACAGATGCGCGATACTGCCAAAGCTATGGCACCCATTGAATATGGTGGATTACGCGAATCGATCAAATACCGTCGGGTCGGTTATGAACGTAACAAGCTAGGGCAGTTCTTTAAGGGAGGCTTGGGTCAGCATACCGTTTACGTTAATTTGAATCAGCCGAGTCGCGGAGCAACGGTTGCAAAGTATTTCTTCTTTGTACACGAGCACATGAGCGTCGGTCGTACTGGAGGAGAGTTCCAGCCTTCCGAATATTCCGTGATGAATAGCGCACTACTTGGCGAAGTTGCGGGCGGTCGATTCATGGAACGGGCCAGAGTTAAATACGAAGTGCAAATTACCAAACTTTTGCAGCACAGAGCGGACGAGTTTATTAAAACTTTGTTCTAGTGAAAGTGTTTAAATTCCAAACATTATGGTATTCTTGGCAATGCAATTATTAGTAAGCGCTTATTAATAGTATTGGAGTAATGTATGGCTAACAACGATACCTCAAACGTTAAGCTTGGTGTATGTAAAGTCTTCTTTGGCGGTGTTGATCTTGGCTTCACCAAAGGTGGCGTTGAAGTGACGGTAGAAACTGAAACCCACGAAGTTCAAGTGGACCAATACGGTAATACCCCAATTTCTGAATATGTAATGGGTCGTACCATTACCGTAGCCGTTCCTCTGGCTGAAACCACGTTAGATAACCTTGTTGCCACTATGCCGGGTGCAAAACTGGTAACTGATTCAACAGCCGGAACTTCAAAAGCCATTGTACCTACAGGCGTTGGCGTGAACTTGCTTGATTTCGCTGACGAGTTGGTATTGGTTCCTAAAGGCGTAAACGGCTCGTTGAACTATAACGATGCGGTACGCGTCCCTAAAGCGGCAACTCCGGGTGCCATGACCTTTGCTTACAAGCTTGATGAAGAACGAATCTTCAACTGTAACTTCAAAGGCTACCCAGTCATTGAAGGCAATGATGAAGTGCTTTATCAGGTCGGTACAGTTACACCACCAGCAGCTAAAGCTTAATTTTCTCACAATATATTAGTAAGCACTTACTAATATATTAATGCAGCCTCATACCTATGGGGCTGCTTTGCAAGATTTTCAGGATGTTCGCTTATGAAATTACTCAACCTAGATCCAATTGTTAAATCAGTAGAAAAACGTGTCGTGATCGTGAATGGAGTCAATCACGAAATTCGCAGCTTGAATGTAGAGCAGTTTCTTCAAATCGTTGATGAATCCAAAGCGATTGTTGATCGCGCGGAAAAGGGTGAATTCACGTTAGCAGAAGAAGTCCGTTTAACCCGAAAAGTGGTCGCATTGGCAATTCCAACCATGACGGAAGATGAAATCAACAAGCTCGACGTAAGCCAGATTCAAGCCATTGCTGAATTTGCAAAAGGCAACGACGTGGAAGGGGTAGAGGAAGTCTCATCCGAAGAGACTCAGGAAGACCCAGAGGGAAAGTAGAAGTATTGGCAATCGATTTTGGCTTCATCTTTTGCCAAATCATGCACTTCTATTCAATGAGCTATGAATGCGTATTGAAACTACCAATACGCATTTTCTGGCTTCTTAGCAAAAACATTCAACGCATTCAGGCCAGAAACGACTTACGCCATCTAAACGTTTCTACAGCAGCCACGTTTGGTGCGGCAGCATTCATGAGCGGTAACAGTAAATCTACCTTGACCAAAGACGTTACCGACCAATTACTCGCGGAACGGGGGGATGTCGTAAAAGTTAAATCAAATCCATTAGAAGCCAAATTGGACAGAGACGGTCTTGAAATGCTGCGAAGACTTAGCGCACCGAGGCAGTAAATATGGCTGGCGAAATTAACAATACGCTCAAACTTGATGTCAATCAATTTGACCAAGCTATTCAAAAGGCATCAGATCGCCTAGATAAGCTAGACAGCAATCTGGGGAAAACCAACGCTTCCGTCGAAAGCTTGGAGAAGATTCTTAGTGGTTTGGGCGGAGATATTCGCCAGCTCTCTTCCTCATTCAAAACGCTTGATGACAATCTGGCAGCTTCCTTGAAAATGTTAAGTGGGGTTCAGAAAAATACTGACTCACTTTCACGCTCATTGGATAGCGTAGACAAATCGGCATCAAAAACTGCCAAGACAGCAGCCAAATCAGCGAAAAGCATAGAGACTCTGGCTGAGTTCACACAAGCCTATGAGAAAAAGCTCAAAAATTTAAACCCTCTTTTGGATAAAGTTTCAAAGGGTCAGCAGATTCTTGAGGCACACGCTAAAGCAACTGGCGATGAACTAGAGAAGCAATCTAAACGAACACTTGCAAATAATGCTAGAGCTTTACAGGCTGAAATTAAGAATAACGAGAAGCTGCTCGCTGAACGCCGTGAAATGGCTTATAAGGCCGCACAGATTCAGAAACGTGCGGAAGTTAATTTAGCAGTACAGCAAAAACTTTATAACGGCACATTCTTCGGCAAGAACAAGAATTCCACTTCTGAAAAAGCAGTGGAAATGCGCGCAAATATTGAATTGTGGCGTAAAGAGGCAGATGCGGCCAAGCTTGTTAAGGAGCAAATCAAGTCTGTCATTCGTGATATTGAATATCAAAATGGCGAGCTGCAAAAAGGTGTAAACCTGCTCAATCAGCAGATTGAACGCACCCGCGCACTTAAAAACCAGCAATCTGTAGAACAAGCCAAATCCCGTCAGGAACAAAAGAGCCTAGACACAGCACGTAAACGCCAAGAGCTTGAAAAGAGAACCGAGGCTTGGTGGAAAGAAGCGCTCTTTAACCGTGAACGAAGAGAGGAAGAGGCTGAGCGCAGACGCATTGAAAAACGACGTCAATTAGAGCAGGAGTATTCAAACTGGTTTAATCGCGAACTCGACAAACGCGAACGCCGAGAAGCCGATGCACGCCTGAAACAGCGCCCTCTAATTCGAAACATCGATGAAGAACGCCAAGCTCAGACAAGAACTGCGGATGCCCGTCGTAAGCTGGAACTTGATTATACGGGTTGGTGGACAAGAACGCTCAATAACCGAGATCAAGCTGCTCAACGCGCTGCCGAGCAGGCGGAACGTGACGCTCATCGCGTGAGAATGCAGCAGCTTAATGAAGAGCGTAAGGCTCAAGAGCTATTGCATCGTGAGCAAATGTCTGTTGCCAAAGACCTTGCCGCAATGTACGCAAGTATCAAGATCAATCAAGGTCTTGGCGGCGCTGTGCATAAAAATATGGAATTAGAGCAATCTAAGTTCCGTCTATCATTGTGGAACCTTCCAAAAGAAGAACAAGAACGATTCCTGCAAAAATCCAGAGACTTAACCAAAACTGAGAAATATCTCACCAATACAGAAGCCATTGATGCCCGTCTTGACGCTATGGCTGCAATGGGTGGCAACCACGAAAAGACCATTGATGCCACTTTAGCAACCGCAACCCGTGTAGCTCACATCTTGCGGGCCACTGGTAACGAAACAGGCTCAAACAGTGATCTTGTAAAAAACTTGTACGGATTCGCTGAATCCCGTCAAGTAATGAACAACGTCGACGAAATTAACAAGTCATTCGAAACGCTGTTAAAAATTTCCAATATTTCAAACGGCAAAATCAAAATCGCCGACGTTGAAACCATTGCCCGTAACATGGGCGGCATGAGAGCTGACGTCTCAGCCGATGGCTGGTTAAAAATCGCAGCCTTGGGCGAACAGTTCAAGACCGCAGGTGGTGGTAATGGTGGTGGCGGTGGTATCGCTACTGTCGGTACGATGCTCAAAATGATGGGTCTATACGGCTCAGGTAAGACTATTACCAACCGGGCTGTAACCGATCTTATGGGCGCCGACATCCTTAACGAGTTCAAAGATGGGGATGCTGAAAAGGCGTTCAGGGAAAACGCCAAAAATATCAAAGAATTTACCAAAATGATGAAGAACGCAGGCTTCAAGGACTTGAAGTCTATGGGTGAAGATCCGGTTAAGTTCTTCTCATCTTTACGCGGTCAAATTCTTGATTACATGATGCGTGAAGATAACTTTGCCCGCTTCTTTGGTGAAGGGACCAAGCGTTGGACCTACAACCAGAAAGGTCAGATGATCAACAGCGAAGGCAAAGTTGTTGACCCTAATGAACAAAACAAGATTGAGCGCACAGGTTTTACACGTTGGGCATCAGGCATGGGTTGGTCAAATAAAACCGTAGACGGTTTGACCACCATGCTAGACAAACGCTTCATTGACCGCGCAAATGAAGTGGCAGAAAGCGCTAAGCGTTCAGCAGAAAGTCAGCAAGCACTAAAAGCTGCACAAGACACCTTGAAGGGCAGCACAGATAACCTAATGGCGTCATTAGGTCGTTTAGCTGAATCGTTTGCTCCGCTTTTGCCTGTTTTAACAGGATTCGTTAATGGTCTAACCAAGGCGGTAGACGGCGTTGCAAACTTAATGAATCTACACCCGGCAATTGCCATTGTGACAGGGCTAGGTGTAGGTTTTGGCGCTCTGACATTAGCGACAAGTTTATTTTTTGGGAAGCTAAACCTTCTTAGCCGTCTCGTATCCACATTCCTTCCGGCATTAGGCGGTTTAGGCAAAATTGCCCAAACTTCTTCTGGCCAATTGGCTACAGCAACAAGCACAGCAAATAACTTAGGTCAGGCGGTATCAAAAATGGGCGATGGCACAAAAAATGTTGTGCCTAAAGTTGCCAATATGAGTACCCGTGTGCTTGGCATTCTAGGTGGAATGTTGCGCTGGGCAGGCTGGGTTGGCTTGGGTCTTCTTGTGGGCCAAATGTTCATTTCTTGGCTCGATAGCGTCAACAAGAATGAAACCCCGTTAAGGAGCTCGTTCCAACGCTTAGTTCAGGGGTTACGTGACGACCTGATCGCAGGATTAAAAGGTCTACATACCATCTGGAACAATGCTTTAATCCAGTTAGGCATTGATACAGAAAACGCACGCCGTAATCTCCGTGATTTGGCAAACTACAAAGGCGAAGTTTTAAAAATCCCAGTTAAAGGTGTAACGGCTGAAGAGGGCGGTGGCTTTACCTCAACACCTGCAACCCGTGAACTTGGCAAGAAAATCACCAAATTGCTTGAGAAGCGGGAGCTTGTACAAAAGGGGAAAGGCTTCTTAACGAATGCGCTTGACGGTGGCAAACAGCAATTAAAGGATATTGACGCTACGCTTGCCGAGTACAGACGGGGTATGAAATTAGGTGGGCTGGTTTATATCGAGAAAGGTCCATACGCGGGACAAGTCGTTCTTAAAAAGGAAATTGAAAAGAACGCCAAGCTTCTAAAAAACAAACAGAAGCAAGAAGCTGCCGCCAAATCTGCATCAACGTCCTCTACCGGAAGCGTATTACCGACTCCATCAAATCTTGCCGATTATTCTGCACCCGCAATAGGATCTGGTAAGGGAGGCTCATCGGCACCTAAAGAAAGAACAGGACGTGGAGCTCATGACCGTGAGTGGAATAATCTATACCGTGCTGATGTAGAGAAAGCGTTATTAGGTGCTCAAGACCGTGAAATCGATATTAGTGAAATTCTCGGTCAGCCAGTTGATTATCTAAAGAGAGCCAAGAACGACTTCATTGAGCGCTGGATGAGCGGCAAATGGGACGATAATAATGACCCACGCTCACGTCCGTTTACCAAAGGTCCTTACAATCCAGAAACAGGCTGGACAAAAGAACAGATTGACTGGAACGGCATGTACAAGGGCCAACATGTCAACGAGTTCCTAAATGCTCAAATGAAGAAATTGATGGCTGATGATTACAAAGCATCAATTCAATTTGCGGCAGAAAGATCAGCTTCAACTGATGAAGACTTTAAGAACGTCCTTGATCAATTTGTCGAGAATGACACCAAGAAATCTGACGCCTTAATGGCTTTAGAACGTCAGTTCGCCCGTTATGAAGTGCGTAATCCAATGGCACTTCAAGCAGGCGGTTATAACGACTTCAAGGACTTTGCGCTTAACCATCAGGTTGCAAAAGATACTTTATCTAAAGCTTATGAGTCGAAAAATATCAACAAACAACTTTCCATTGACCTAATGGATAGTGAAGTTGATCGACGACAAGCTTCTGCCGACTATGCGTATGATGAAGTTGCCAAGGAGATCAATGAGCAGCGTAAGGCGCTAGAAAAGCGGATTCAGATTACCAAAACCATGATGGAAAACGATGAGACTGCCAAGAAGGAATATGCAGAACTCATCAAAGCCAAAGAGCTGGCTGAAGAGGAATTCACCAAGCGCTTAATGCTTGAAAATGAAAAGCGTGTTCGTGCCTCTGAATCCGCAACACAGCAGATGCTACGCCAATACCGTGATCTGAAAGTCGGTATTGAAAGCATTAACCAGAAGTGGACAGAAAGTGCTATCGACTCAGTTGCCGACCTCATTACAGGACGGATGAGTTTCAAGGATTTCGACTGGCGTCAAATTGGATCTGATATTTTTGCCGATTATGCAAAAGTCTTTGTAAAAGATTCAGCAAGCAAGCTAATTACCAACGTAATGGGTAACCAATCCATTTTTGATCTTGGTAAATCCTTATTGAGCGGTAAAGCTGCTGGCGGAATGGGCTGGGCATCAGACTTGCTAAATAGATGGCGCGGTTTAGGTCCTTATGCTCCGGCTGTTGACCCAAATACAGGCGAATCTACAAGTGCTGCGGTCAATACTGAAATTACTGACACTATACCGCTATTTGACAAACTACGCGCTACCTTAAATCCACTGACTCAAGGATTAAGTTCATTATGGGAAAATGTCAGCAGCGCATCACAGGGTCTTTGGACTTTTGCGTCAGATGCTATCAGCAAGGCAATTAATGCTTTGTTCCAATGGGCAACAAGCCTGTTAGCATCAAGCACAGCTTCCAGCGGCTCATCGGGCGGTAACTGGTTAGGTACATTGTTCCAAGTCGGAATGGCCGCTTATGGAGCTTACAGCGGTGCAGGAGCAGGTATTGGAGACATTAGTAGCGGTGCTTCATATCAAGTCGGCGGTGGCTTCAACAGCGCTGTAGGTTGGAGTGGTACATCACAGTTCGCCAAGGGTGGAATTTTTACCAACTCTATCGTGAATGAACCTACACCGTTTATGTTTGCCAAGGGTGGAAGTTTTGCAAACGGTCTGATGGGAGAAGCAGGGCCAGAAGCAATCATGCCGCTTACTCGCGATTCATCGGGCAGACTCGGTGTTTCCATGTTGGGAGCGGGTGACGCTTCAAACGTCATGCAAAATCACGTTCAAATCCAAATCACCGTAAACAACGATGGAAGCTCTTCTACAAGCGCATCTGGCGGTGATGCTCAAGAATATAAACAAATGGCGAAGCAGGTCGAAGCCATTGTCATGAGCACCTTGGACAAACAAAGCAGACCGGGAGGAAGATTATATAAGAAATAATATAATTACCCCCTTTAATATTAGTAAGCGCTTACTTATAATTGGGTAGGCGCTTAATTTCATTCTGAGTCTTATGGAATTTATTTGGAAGCCCGATTTGGGCGCTGAAAAGTCAAAAAAACCTTCCGTCTCTACGGTCAAGTTTAATGATGGCTACGAAGCTCGTATTCCAAATTCTATTAACCCAAGTTTGCGGGTATGGAACTGCACCTTTACCAACAACCTGCAAACGGCAAATGAAATTGACGAGTTTCTTAACAAAGCCAATGGCACAACCGCGTTTGATTGGATTGACCCACAAGGCAAAAAAGGCAAGTTCGTCTGCCGCGAATGGAAGATGAATCAAATCAAATTTGGTGTTTTTCAGATTACCGCAGTGCTTGAAGAGGTTTATGAATAATGGGCGAGAAAATCGCTGTAGCTGAAATTCAATCGTTGTCACCAACAGCAGAAGTTGAACTGTTTGTTATTGATACAACTAAATTTGGCGGCGATGTTATTCGTTTTTGTTCTGGCGTAAATGCGTTTCACCAACCGATCTACTGGCAGGGAGAACGCTATGACCCTTTGCCTATTGAAGCAAGTGACTTTGATGTAAGCAGTCAGGGCACTTTGCCTACGCCTAAGCTAATTCTGGCAAACGTAAGTGGCTTATTTTCGTCACTTGCGGCGGAGCTGGACAACCTTATTGGATGCAAGGTTATCCGTAAACGTACATTTGGCCGCTTCCTTGATGAAGTGAACTTTCCTAATGGAAATCCCGAAGCCGACCCAACGCAACATTTGCCAGATCAAATTTGGTTTATTGATCGAAAGGTTAATGAAAGCCGCGTTTCAATTGAATGGGAATTGGCATCAGCCTTTGATTTCCAAGGTGTTCAACTACCTTTCGGTCAGGTGACCAAGAATGCATGTCGCTGGCAGTACCGTTCGCCAGACTGCGGTTGGACAGGCGGTTATTTCACAAAGGATGACAAGCCGACAGATGACCCGAATCTTGATGCCTGCGGGAAACGGGTTAGCTCTTGTACTTGCCGATTTGGTGAAAATGCCGTTCTTCCATACGGCGCATTCCCAGGGGTGCAGCGCGTATGATCGACACACGCCTACTTAATGAAATTAAACAACATGCGATGGATTGTTATCCAAATGAAGCTTGTGGCTTTATTGTTGTCAATAAATATAAGTTAGCGCTTACTATAAAATGTCGTAACGATTCGCCGTTCCCGAAAACTCATTTTCTTATTAATCCCGATGAGTATCTTCGCGCAGAACAGGAAGGTGAAATTGTTGGTGTATGGCATACGCATACCAATGGCAATCCGAAGCCAACCGGATCTGATTTGGCCGGCTGTGAAGTGACAGGCTTGCCTTGGTACATGCTAATGGTCGAGAAGAAAGGGGACGAATTCCATTTTAACGATCTCGTAGAGTTTTCACCAACCGGATATGAAGCCCCATACGAAGGTCGTCCATATGTATATGGCTCTTTCGATTGCTGGACGCTTTGCCGCGACTTTTACCAACGTGAGTTTGGTATCGAACTTCGTGACTACCCGCGTGTAGAGAAGTTCTGGACCAATGAAGAAACCAATTACTTCATCAATAAGTACGAAGAAGTAGGGCTTGTCGATGTGACAAATCAGCCCCTTCAGTACGGCGACATTCTTTTTATTCAAACCGACAACAGTGGCAACCCAAACCACTCAGCCATTTATGTCGGTACAGAAAAAATCCTTCATCACTGCGAGGGTCGTTTATCTCGCTACGACGCCTATGTCTACGGCTCCTACTGGCTTAAGCACACTGTTAAGCAAATGAGGCACAAAAGTAAATGTTAGTCGATGTTTATTTGCACGGAGAACTTGGAAAGAAATTTGGCAGAAAGTGGAGCGTTGCCGCGCGAGGTCCAAGTCACGCTTTAAGACTTATCAACGCAAATACCTCTGGTTCATTGGTCAACTGGTTGCGTGAAAAAGCAGCCAAATTCGCTCATTACCGCGTTTTATGCGAATTCCAAGATGGAACCAAGCGTCAATTATCTGATGAGGATTTTGGCTTGGTTCACGGTGAACTCAAAACCATTCGTTTTGTACCTGTGGTTGTCGGTGCAGGTGGTAATGGTGTCTTGCAAACAGTGGTCGGTGTTGTCCTTCTAGTTGCCAGTATTTGGTATCCAGCTTTATTACCAACAGCATTCGGGATGCTCGCAGGCGGTATCTCTCAATTACTTGCGCCTAAACCTAAGAAAAATGGCGAGTCCCAACGAAGAACGTCCCATTACTTCAATGGCACTGAACAGACCGAAGTTCAGGGCGGACCAATTCAGCTCATTTACGGCAGATGTCTAGTTCAAGGAACGCCTATTTCAGTCGCTATGTCGATTGACCAGTTGTTGTTTGAAGGCGAATAAGCAAGTTAATTGGGGAATGATGTATGAACGCTAAAATTAAGAAATTTGGTTTTCCTTTACCAATTGCAGGGGCTTCTGGAGGCAGCAAAAGCCCTTCCGTGCCGAGAGAAGATCCAGATAACCTTCAATCTAGCGCGTATGTAAATATCATTGATCTAATTGGCGAAGGTCAAATCGGTGGTCTGGTCGATAACGTTGACGGCGACAGTCTTACCGAAAAAGAAAAATCAATCTTTTTTGATGGAACTCGCTTACGTCATACAAACGGTGAACTGAACTTCGCGAATGTGTCTTGGGCGGAACGGGTCGGTTTACAGCGACAAGACTACATCGAAGGATTTGGCGAAGGGGTAGAGACTCCTTTTTACAAAAACGTACAGCTTAAATCCGGCATCCCTAGCGCATTTACGGTTTCAAATCCAAATGCAGATCGCGTTCGCATCATTTTGGCCGTGAACTCTCTTTTGTCTACCGATCGCAGCTCCGGCGATACCTATGGCACTTCCGTAGAGTTCCAAATCAAGTTGTCGGTAAACAACGGCCCTTATGAAATCTTAGCAAACAAGAAGATCACTGGTAAAACGACATCACGTTATCAGCGTTCTTTCTCTTTCGACCTTCCAAAAAAGAAAGCTGACGGTACACCAATTACCGCTTGGTCATTCCAGATCACAAGAACAACCCCAGATTCAAATTCATCGTACCTTCAAAACACAACATTCTTCGAGAGTTACTCGGAAGTTGAATTAACTAAGTTTTCATATCCAAACGTTGCATTGGTCGCTACCCGATTCAGTTCAGAAACGTTTAGTTCAATTCCTAAACGTGAGTATCTGGTAGATGGTCTATTAATTAAGGTTCCGTCAAACCGCAATAAAGACGGGTCATACACAGGGCCTTGGGATGGTACTTTCAAGCTTGAGTCATCAAGTAACCCTGCATGGATTCTGTATGACCTGTTGCTTAGCAAACGTTACGGTCTAGGCGAATACATTACGCCTGAAATGATCGACGAAAGCCGTTTGTATGTGATTGGTCAGTATTGCGATCAGCTTGTAGACGACGGCTTTGGCAACAAAGAACCGCGATACACAATCAACTGCGTTATCAATACTCGCGTTGAAGCGTATGACCTCATTGTCGATATTTGCTCGGCATTTAACGGCATGGCTTACTGGGCAGGCCATATGGTGGGCTTTACCATCGATGCGCCAGGCACTCCGCAAATGCTGTTCAACAATACCAATATTGTTGGCGATTTCTCTTATCAGGGAACTTCGAATAAAGACCGTCATTCAGTCGCGGTAGTTACATGGAATGATCCGAATGACGACTACAAACAAGTTCCAGAAGTAGTTGAAGACCCTGAACTCATTGAACGCTATGGCATTCGCAAAACAGAAGTCATGGCATTCGGGTGTACGTCACGCGGTCAAGCTGCTCGTTATGGCCGTTGGTTGCTATACAGCGAGCACCAACAGTCAGAAACAATCACATTCAATGTCGGCATTGATGCAGCTCTCCTTTTGCCGGGTGATTTGATTTACGTTCAGGACCGTGACCGCGCAGGTAAACGTTTTGGTGGACGTTTACTAGATTGCACAGCCAAACAGGCAGTTCTTGATGATCTGGTTGATTTTGGGGAATTTACCGATTTGACGCTTGTGATCCGTTTAGAAGATGGGTCATTAGCAGAGCGCGTAATTGCTTCTCATACCAAAAAGACAGTAACCGTTTCTGGACACACCAAAGAAGTAACAGTGGTGGAATGGGCTGAAGCCTTGACGGTTATGCCTGTCAAATACGCTTTATGGATTATCAAAGCGGCAGAATTACAACCAGTAATCGCTCGCGTTGTAAACGTTGCTCAAGGTGAAGAAAAGGGCACTTATAACATTACTGCCGTTCCTCACAATCCTAACAAGTATCAATCTATTGAAAATGATTTGATGCTTGATGTTCCGCCGACTTCAATCTTGAACTCTCGCAATCAGGAACCTCCTGCAAGTGTCGAGATTAAGAGTGAAATTATTACCACTCAAAACGTCGCAAAAACTCGCCTCGTTATTAGCTGGAAAGAAGCGAAAAATGCAGCGCGTTATGAAGTCGAATGGAAACGCAATGATGGCAACTGGGTCAAGCTTCCACAGACCACTTCATTAAGTATTGAGGTTGAGGATGTATACGCGGGAGCCTATACAGCTCGCGTTGTTGCGTACAACCTTTTTGGCGCACGTTCTTATCCGAAGTATTCAACAAGCACCGACGTAAAAGGAAAAGTTGGCAAGCCAACTAATGTCCTTTCTTTGACAACCACGCCGTTATTGTTCGGCATGAAGCTCGATTGGGTTTATCCGGCAGGTAACTCTGACCTATCACATGTTGTCATTGAAGTGAGTGATCGGGCTGATGGTTCAAACCCTAGATTGCTCGGTAATGTTTCATATCCTACAAACACCTTGACTATTCAGGGATTACAGGGCGGTCTTGATCAATGGTACAGAACGAAAACCGTTGATAAGTCTGGCAATGAAAGTGATTGGTCGAACTTCGTTAAAGGCACGACTGGAAATGACCCAGATCAGGTACTTGATCTAATCTCTGGTCAAATTGGGGAAAGCGACCTTGCAACTGAATTACAGGGCAAGATTGAAAATTCAGTAACCGTATCTGAAGCCGCAAAGATTGTTGCTGACAACGCTCAAACGGCAGCAACAAACGCACAAACAGCAGCGACAGATGCCAAAACAGCAGCTTCCGAAGCTCAAAAAGCAGCAAGCTCTGCCCAGACACAAGCGTCATCGGCTCAACAAATCGCTAGTGAAGCAAGCGCTACAGCGGCTAACGCCAAAAATGCAGCGGACCAAGCTGTAACGGCTGCAACTTCTGCAAGCAACGTGGCGACAACTGCCAAGAATGCAGCGGATACGGCTAAAGCTATGGCTGATAGCGCCTCTACGGCAGCAGCCAAGGCAAATACAACTGCTACAAATGCTCAAACTACAGCAGATAACGCAGCGGCAGCCGCATCTAAAGTGGCTTCCGATTTAACATCTTCGACTAATCAGTTAAACCAGAAGATCGCTGACGAGGCAAACGCCCGCACTACGGCAATTTCTAAACTGAATGACGGCCTCACCACAGAAACGTCTCAGCGCAAGTCAGAAGATGCTGCACTGTTAAGCAACATTGAGACTTACAAGTCGAGCACAAATGACACTTTGTCTAGTCTGCAAACGCAAATTAATACCAACGCGACAAATACAAGTGCAAATACATCAAAAATCACTTCGCTTGACTCTCGTTTAACCACAAACGAAGGCAAAACAGCAGATGCGATTAATGCAGCGGCAACAGCTCAACAAACCGCAAGTTCAGCGGTAGACAAGGCTAATGCTGTTGCAAACTCCGTTACTGCTCTTAAATCAGAATTAAGCAGCGGAAAAGGCATTAATAACATTGTAGCGCCCTTCTCGGATCCGCAAGAACTTCCAGCTCTTGGTGGGGCGAGTCGCACCGTAGCTTTGGTGGACTCTGCGTTACGTCGAAACGGCAAGGCTTACAAAGTGTCATTCACGGCGGCGGCTCATTATGTGTATTTCGGCACCGCTCAAGCCGCTCTAGCACCATCACAAATGGCGATGCAAGTTGAAGCGGGGCGCGCTTATACATTTAGCGTTTGGTTGAAGGCTTTATCAACAGCCGTTCCGTCATTCCGTTTCAACATCCTGTGGTTTATTCGTGACCCTAGCACTGGAAACATCACAACAAATGCCGGAATCATTTTTCCACAAGGTCAAACAGATTCTTACATTGCTCCGAACGCTAACGGCCAACGATACTCATTTAGACCAGTCAACTCACCTGCAAATGCAATCGGCGCCACCGTCTATGTCGTAGGTAACCCTTCAGGGCCTTCTGCCGGCGAATACCTCATCGATATGTTGATGCTTGAAGAGTCTGTCGGTTCCGAAAAGCCTGCTTCTACGTGGACGGCGGGTCCTGCTGATCTAAATGCGATTAAGAATGCCTTAGATACAAACGCTGTAGCAATCAACAACCTAACTACACGCGTTTCGAACAACGAGGGGAAAATTACATCTCAAGGCAATTTGATCACGCAACTAAACAACAGCATTAATACGATTAATGGAACCCTTTCAAACAAAGCGGATGCTACTGCTTTAAATGCATTAACAACTCGCGTTTCTAATGCTGAGGGGCAAATTTCATCACAAGGGTCGTCAATTGTCTCTCTTCAAAACGATCTAGCATCTACCAACAAAGCCGTTTCAACCAAAGCTGACTCAAGCGCTCTCAATTCTTTGGATTCAAAAGTCTCAGAAATTGATGGCCGAGTAACAAGTAATGCCAACGCTGTTACATCTCTTCAAGGGCGTGTTACGACAGTTGAGAATGGGCTATCAACCAAAGCAGACGCATCTGCTTTAAACAACTACTACACAAAAACTGAGGCTGATTCTGCCACCTCTGGCGCAATCGACAAGTTCAACAGTCAATTGACGATTGGTGGCGTAAACGTTGTTGCAAACTCGGAAGCTCCACGTACTTCAACGGCAGCGACTAACAAAGAATACTTGCTGTACGAACGCAGCGCCGAATTAAAAACGTTCTATGACGAAAACCTTGAGAAGCCAATCACGATTTCGTTTGAAATGAGCGTTCCTGTGGCTGGACCAGTTCAAGTTTATTCTTCAAATGGTTCCGCTCACCAATTCGTTACTTCCGTTAATGCAATTATCGTAAATCAATTTGCCAAATATTCAGTAACAGTTAGTCCAAAAGCGCATACGGCAAGTACAACTGTTTCGACAATTGAGTTCTATGGAACGTATGGAACTGGCCGTATCCCGACGATTCGTAAATTACAAATTGAAGCGGGCACAA